ATGCTCACCGACACTGCCTGCAAGAAGACCCTCTGCCCTGCCGACAAGCTGCGGCTACGCCTCGCCGACTCCGGTGGCCTCTATCTGCAGATCGAGCCCAGTGGCTCGAGGCGCTGGTTCTGGAAGTACCGCTTCGACGGCAAGGAAAAGCGCCTGGCACTGGGCAGCTATCCCGAGGTGACGCTCAAGGCCGCGCGCACCGGCCGCGACGACGCCCGCAAGATTCAACAGCAAGGCATCGACCCCGCGCAGCGCCGGCAGCTCGAGAAGCTCGAGCGCAAGGTCGACACCGACGCCAGCTTCGAGGCGGTGGCGCGGGAGTATCACAAGACCAAGAGTTCGGCGTGGAGCCCGCGGTACGCGGAGCGCTGGCTCTCCATCATGGAGAAGGACGCCTTCCCCTGGCTTGGCAGCCTGCCGCTGTCCAGCATCACCGCGCCGATGCTGCTGCAGGTTCTGCGCCGCATCGAGGCCCGCGGCGCGCACGAGACCGCCCACACGTTGCGCCAATGGTCCGGCCAGGTGTTCCGCCACGGCATCGCCACCGGCCGGTGCACCAGCAACCCAGCACCCGACCTGCAAGGCGCGCTTGTGCCGGTGCAGGTCAAGCACATGGCGGCGGTGCTGGAGCCAGCGAAGGCCGGCGAGCTGATGCGCGCAATCGCCGCATACGCTGGCCAGCCTGCGACGCGCGCAGCGTTGCACCTCTCTGCCCTCCTCTTTCAGCGGCCCGGCAACATCCGGCAAATGCGCTGGTCGGACCTCGATCTCGAGAAGGCGCTATGGACGATCCCGGCAGCGGACATGAAGCGCACGAAGACCGCAAAGATCAACGGACGCCCGCACCTGGTGCCGCTGCCAATGCAGGCCGTCGAAGTCCTCATCGACCTCAAGCCGCTCACTGGCCACGGCCAGTACGTTTTCCCGAGCCTGCTGACCGGCGAGCGGCCGATGAGCGACAACACCGTGAACACGGCGCTGCGCCGCATGGGCTTCGACAACACCGAGATGACGGCCCATGGATTCCGAGCGATGGCACGCACGATCATGGTCGAGCAGATGGACGTCGAGCCCGAGGTCATCGAGGCGCAGCTCGCGCACGGAAAGAGCGGGCCGCTAGGCGCCGCCTACGATCGCGCGGAATTCGTGGTCAAGCGCCGCAAGATGATGCAGCTGTGGGCCAACCATCTCGACGAGTTGCGCCAGGGAGCGAAGATCTTGGCTTTCAAGGCTGCTTGAGCAGCACCCATGTGCCCTACCCCACAAGAGGGATCCGTGCAGACGTGTTATCGCTTCCGACGGTGCTAGCAGGCAAGGTGCGGATTTTCAATCTAAACGGCGACGCAGCATCCATGTGAGCTGGGTCGCAACGATTGAAATACCCCGAATCTCCGCACCCGGCACGGTGCGACTTTCGCGTCCGAAGTCCCTGCAAAACGAAGCAATTGCGCAGAAGGCCCTTTACCGCTTCCGACCCGTCGTCGGACTGTGGTTAGTAACGCCCCCCGAAACTCACACCTGAGACGTCGTCGGTTCAGTGCTTAGCCCCACCGCTAGGGAAAGCCCCCATGTATCAAGAAGCAACTTAGATACTTAACGGGCAGAATCTAAGGACTCAATTCGGGAACTCTCATGGCAAAGAACGACGCAATTCTCTTGGATGGAATTATCGAAGAGAAAATGAAAGCAGAATTTCGAGATAAAGGGGAAACCTTTGAATTACTCGCCTTCGAGCAGATTCTCAAGAGCTTTGATCTGACGCAAGAGGAAATTGACGCAGGCTGGGTTGACGGACGCAATGACGGCGGAATCGATGGATTTTTCACATTTCTCAATGGGATACTTGTTCGAAACCTCGAAACCCAAACGTGGCCGAGAAAAGGAGCCTCCATCGACATTTGGATCATAAGCTGCAAGCACAGAGATTCATTTAAGCAGGAAACACTTAACACCATCATTCCCACCATTGAGGAATTGCTTGACTTTGGAAAAGATCCAATCCAATTCGAAGGAAAATACTCTGCCGAGTTAATTACTGCTCGCCAGATTGCCGCCCAAGTCTATCAGCGCACGGCCAGTAGCCTGCCGTCAATACATTTTCATGTTGGCTATGCATGCAGGGGCGACATTTCCGATTTAGAGGAAAATGTTCGCGCCAGAGGAAATCAAATAGCACGACTGATAAATGATTATTTTAGTGGAGCGAAAGTTGATGTTGAGTATTTTGGGGCAAGCGAATTAATTGAACTGCATCGCAAGAATCGCGTAATTCTCGAACTCAACTATTCCGAACTACTAACAAGTGGACAAGACGCTTACATCTTGCTTGTACCGATAGATGCTTACGCAAACTTCATATGCGACGAGAGCGGCAATCTTCGCCGGTACCTTTTTGATTCCAATGTTCGTGACTTTCTTGGGCAAAGTCGAGTGAATCAAGACATCACAAATACATTGCAAAACCACGATGGCCCCAACTTTTGGTGGCTCAACAACGGTGTGACGATGCTGGCAACTCAAGCAATTCAACTTGGACGAACGCAGCGAGGCTCCGCGCTCCAGCTTCATGATGTTCAAATTGTCAATGGACTTCAAACGACTCAATCAATTTACAATCACTACGGAAACTCCGGTGCAAAAACTTCAAGCGAATCACACCGACAAGTTTTGGTGAAAGTCATCGTTTCCGACGACACTGACGTTCGAGATTCGATAATTCAAGCGACCAATAATCAAAATACGGTTGAACTGGCAGCACTAAATGCCACCGATAAAATTCAACGAGATATTGAAATGATATTGGAGCGCCATGGCTGGTATTACGAGCGCAGAAAAAATTACTACAAAAATATCGGCAAGCCTGCAGATCGTTTTATTACACCTTTATATCTAGCTTCTGCGTTTGCAGCCATTGCACTTCGCGCGCCACACATTTCCGGACATCTAAAAACTCGATTTATGCGAAACGAGTCCAGTTATTCTGCAATTTTCAATGACCAAGTCCCAATTGAGCTATGGCCCAAGGTCGCAGAAATCATGAGGGCGATCGAGGTTTCAATGCAATCCCCTTTAGCCCAACTAGTCAGCCGACCAGCACGTATGCAGGGCATATGGAGGGGAGCTGTCGCAATATGTGCACTAGGCAAAATTCACGGCTCATTCGATTTATCTCCAGCAAAAATTATTAGTACCGACACCACTCAAATATCCAAATCATTGATTAGAGAGATTTTGCAAAAAATAATTGGAGACTTTGCACACAACCCTCAGGCATTGACACGGGAAGGACGGCGACTCGACGAAATTTGCAAGCGCTACGGTGAAAGCGAAGACATTCAGAACGTGCAAGTCATCGGCAAGTGGAATATTCCGTACATAACTCAATCAGTGCGATTAAGGCCAAAAAATTCCTCGACTGAGGCTACTTCGAGTGTTGCCTCAATTGAAATTTCAGAAGAGCTTCTAGACGAAATGGACACCTTACTTCCCGCTCAGCCATGGCCTCCAGGAATTCAAGAAATGCTGATGGCTGCACTCAAAACTGACAAGCGAACCGTCCGAGCTGGCATCGACGAGCTCATCAGAAGCGGGCGGCGGCATAACCAGCATCATGGAGTGGTCGTCGACAAGGATGGAATCATCGTTGACGTTGATGAGGGGCGAGCGGATTCGCGGTATCGAGTCGGCGCGAAGTACCGTAGCGAGGCCTAAAGCCATATGGAGCTCGAAAATCAACCGTCAGATAAATCCCCAAATGGATTTCCAAGTTTTGCATACTTCAGTTCCGTTTACTTTATAGCTACCGGAGCAGGGTATCTTTGGGCGTATTGGTCAAAATTCTCAATCAACATACTCGAATACCTCTCAATTTCTGATGTTCTTAAGCACGCGGCTTTTCCTATTGCATCTTCCGTAGCATCTGTACTCATTGGAACTTTAGCAGGAACCATCATGGGATCGGATCGACTTCCGCCTGGCGGGGGAAAAGACACCCCTTTGGGCAAGGTATTAAATCGTCATAAGCGCCTTATTTTTCTTGTTGGCCTCATCATTACCATTTCACTTTACGCTTCAAACATCTCCTACCTCCTGCTTCCAGCTCCCTTTCTTGCGGCCCTCCTTTTAGTCATCCCCATCGGAAATCTCTCACAAATCCAACGCCTTCTTCCTGATAACCTTCGATATACAGTAGTATTTTTCCTATGCCTAGTTCCACTTCTTTCAATCACGACGGGCGAACTGAAGGCGAAGAGCATAATTGACGGCACTCGATTTCATTTCCTTATCGATCCGACACTGCCGCCTTCCATTTCGCTTCGATACATTGGCCATGCCGGAGAAGAGTATTTCTTTTACGAACCTCAAAGAAGCTCCATAGTCTTGATGAAGCGAGTACCTGACAAGCCATTGGCTTTAGGGAAATTTAAGGGTTGAACGATTTTTTATTACCTCAGTCACCCGAAGAGATCGCGCGCTAGCACTTCACCACCTGCACTGGCGAGCCAACAACAACGCGTGCCGAGAAGTTCGTCCTGACGCCTGCGCAGCGCGTTGAATACGACAACTCGCGCCGCCCGACAGCATTGACAACCCGAAGCACATGGGCGTGCTCACCATGATCTGCGACACCATGCACCCGCACGCACTCAATGACGACCCACGCCATATCGCCCGGCTGGCCCACGCGGCGCTGACGTATGAGCGCCCGGAACTTGCCGAGGACTCGCACGGTACACGCGCGAGCCTGCCGCGCACGACTGCACCTCGAGCAATGCGATGCACCTGCTGCCGCCGGCCGCGCCGGTAGGTCTGAAGAGGCACATCTGCGACTTCGGGATTGGCTCGCCGAGCATGCCTACAGGAAGCTCTTCGGAGCTTCGAGCTAATGGGGGTTTCGAGTCGCCCTTGAGACGGCTTTTTCCATGGGCACCAACTCGCCACAAACAAGGAGTGCAACACATTGCCTCAGGGTACTGATCGCACAGATCGGCCACTAGACTGCCCTCGCGACGGCCGATGTATCTCACCTCCCTCCCCGGGCCGTCCTTTGCCCGCCTTCGTGCGGGCTTTTTCTTGCCTACTGCCGACTAGGCTCCGACGTCCAGATTGCAGCGCCCAAGCTCAGAATAGTTTCCACATTGGACTCATAGCAGCTACTGCTCGGGTTCAGTCCATCGATCATCTGCCAGACGTGCGAAACGGCATCGTCCGGCAGCTTGGCCTGGTCCAAGTCTGTAAGCACAGAGAGACGGAGGGCAACATCCGTGCGGTTCATCACAGCACCTATGACAGCTGGAGGGAATAGTCGGGGGCTCCACGCATCGCTGAACATTAGTAATTTGCCCTACTTTTGTCAAAACATTAACCCCTTAGACTTCGTTCAACGCCCCATTTTGAACCTCCCCCTGGGGGCGTCCTTGCCCGCCTTCGTGCGGGCTTTTTCTTGGGTTATCCGCTCGAGCTGATGCGCCGGCGGCCGGGGCTGCGAAGTAGCATTCGCCCATGTGGAAGCCCGCCAGCCCTATCGTGATCACCGGCCAAGCCCTGACCGATCAGGAGGCTTGGTGGCACGAGTTTCGAAACGAACTCGAAGTGCTGGCGGAGGGGTCGGTCGACAGCGCCTGGCTCACCATGGTCTGCCGCGTCGTCTACCCCATCGCCTTCAAAGATGACCCGCGGTATATCGCCAGGCTGGCGTACGCCGTCTTTGCGCTCGAGAGGCCGCAGCTCGGCAGGACAATGCACAGGGCACGCATGCGCCGACTACGGTCAAATCGGCGCACTTTCTGCCGACGGCCGCGGCGGTAGGTTTAACCTGCCCGTCAATGAGTGCAACACATTGCCTCAGGGCTCGGCTCGAGCGCTTCGACCGCTAGACTGCCCTCGCGTCGGCCCATGTATCTCACCTCCCTCCCCGGGCCGTCCTTTGCCCGCCTTTGTGCGGGCTTTTTCTTGCCCTCTGCGCGCCGTCGTGCGATTTATCAAGCGGTCGTTCGTGCACGCCCCTAGACTCCGCCCCTCCCAACAACTCGCCAACGACGGCGAAACGAGCATGACCAGGACCGAGTTTCAAGGTTGGGCCACAGCGGCACGCCTGCGCGATACGAAGTCGCTTGAAGCGGCTCGGTTCGTGCTCACTGGGAACATGCGCCCTGGCGAGGCAGCAAGGACCGCAAGTTGCAGCCCACAGGCGTTGACCAACACCCTTCGCAAGATCAAGGACGCAATGGCAGCGGCCAACGCCCCCGAGGCCAACGCCCTCCCCCTGGCCTAACCGCCTAACTTGCCAGCAGCACGCGGTCGCTCTTCACTGTGCCGCTAGTCGCCAAACCAGAAGATCACCCAAAGGCTGACAGTTCCATACGTGACGAACAGGACCAGTGTCTCGCTTTGAAGAGCAAGGCGCGCGCGGCGCAAACGAATGCGAATCATCATCCCAACCTCTCTCTCTATGGAGGCTCCCCTCATCGGAGGGTGCGCGAGGCCCATCCGTTCGTCAATCCGCAATTAGTTCTCACAACTGCAGTCCCGCATTTCACAAGCCTACTTTCACAGCACCAACAGCGCCCGATCGGTCTCCACCTGCGCCTTCGTCGCCTTCACATCGCCGTCTCGGCGCGCGACGATGCTGCCACCTCCTCCTGACGGTCGCAGATTTAGCTTCAGGTGAATCCGCGGAATGCGCCGGCGTGGGCGCGAGTGCAGCGCTTCGCAGCGTGGTCAAACACCCGTGCTGTCTGCTCCATGATGCAACCGAGCTTGTTGCGTTTCGCGGACGCGGGCCATCGACATCGCCATTGACTTCACCATCGGAGCCCATATGAACGACAAACACCTCAACCAGATTCCGACGACCCTGGCAGCCGAAGATCGGCTTCGGCTGGAGTCGCTTCGCAAGCACCGACGCGCCCACCGGCAAGCCAAATCGGCCAAGCCGCCGACGGTTCCCGAGCATTTCCTTCCAAGCGAACCGACCCGCAGTCAACGCCTGGCCGACGCGGTCGCCGCGACCGTAGGGTCATGGCGCTTCATCATCTTCCAGAGCACGGCCATCGTGCTGTGGATCGTCGGCAACGCGATGACCGGGAACGGCGCTTGGGACCCGTATCCGTTCATCCTTCTGAATCTGCTCCTGTCGTTCCAGGCGGCCTACACCGCGCCAGCAATCATGATGAGCCAGAACCGCCAGTCCGAGCAGGACCGGCGCCACGCCGAAACCGACTACGAGATCAATGTCAAGGCGGAATTGGAGATCGAACTGCTACACGAGAAGATCGACCTCCTGAAGGAACGCGAACTGCTGGCGCTGACCGACGCTGTGCACGTCCTGACCCGGCGCATCGAAGAGCTGTCGGCACGCCCGACCTGAGTCGTGCAACAGGCGGTTCCTAGCCGACTGTCACTGCACGCAAAAAACCCTGTCAATGTCCACCTGCGCCTTCAACGCCTTCACTTCGCTGTCCCGGCGTGTGAGGATGCTGCGAGCTTCCTCCTGAAGGTCTGCAGATCGAGCAAGTAGCTTCAGGTGAGGCCCCGACGCAGTAGCGCGTCTCGTCCGCACGCCGGTTGGCCAGGCCCTGCACGAAGGTGTAGACCTTCACCCCGGTCTTCGGATCGATGCGGCTGGTGAAGCTCCACACGAGCTTGCCGTCATCGCCGCGGCTCAGACGCTGGCAGCCGCGCGCCCACTCGCCGCGATTCCACGCCGCCATCGCACCGCTGCTGCACGTCGACGGCGCGCCGAAGTTCCAGGCGTGGCTGCTTCCGGCGTCGAACACGTCCTGCGGCGGCAGCCGCTTGAAGCACAGCGCGAGCTGCAGCTGCACCCGCACCATGGCGGCCTCTTCCTCGCGTGCGCACTTCTCCGGGCTCCAGCGCTGGCCGACGATGATCGGCGTCGACGTGACGTTGCGGGTCAGGCCCTTGCAGACCGTGGGGATGCCGCCCGCGAGCTTGTCCGCGTAGACGAGACCCGCATTGCGTTGGTCTGGCTCCCACTTTCCGAGGATGGCTGCCAGCCCCACGCTGGCCAGGATGAGCGAGCCGGCCAAGTGGGGGAAGTAGCGCCGCACACTCACAGCGCGTCCTCTCGCGCCGGGCAGGACTCACTCACAACGGGCCGGACAGCGCGCCGCATCAGCTCCATTCGCAAGGCGGACTCGGCAGCCTGCCGGCGGTTGGCCTCGCGCTTGTAGTACCAGTTGACGATGAAGCCCCCTACCGCGACGACCAGGCCGACGATGATGGTGAACTCGCTCGACAGCAGCCACCCGAGAAACGACGTCGCCGCGCCCCCGTAGGTCGACTTCGACGCGGCAGCCGCCACGCCAAGCTCGATTGCTTCTTTATCCATTTTTCAGTCCTCGCTTGGCGTCTGCAGCTAGCCTCAGGCCGGCGAGCCACCGCTCGACGTGCCGTCGGGTTCCGCGTTGGGCAAAGTCGTCGTGCGCGCGAACACCAGGTACATCTGGCCAGTGGCTTCGTTGATGAACACGTTTTCGCCGTTCACGAACGACGCACCAGGGACAGGGTTGACGCCCGAGCCCGGCTGCCCTTGGTTGAGGATCGTGAATTTCGCGTAGAAGAATCCGTTCGCCGGAGGAGGTGCAGGCAACGTCGACACCTGTACACGCGCGGTGTTCGTCGTTACGCCGGGTGGCAGAGAGAGCGAGTAGATGCCGTCGGGAATCCGCGGGTGATTCGCACGCGATCCCACTCCTCGGCCGCCGTCAGGAGCAGAGACGTCGAAGACCTGGGTGACGCCTGCAACATAGGAGCCGGGCGCTGGCCCGCCAGTGCCGTTGGCGGCCGCGATCTCGACACCGCCGTCAGCGGTCGGCGTGACCGTGATGTTCGCGCCCTGGTGGACCTTGCCCGGTGTGAGCAGGCCGCATTCGTTGACCAGCGCGTTGCAGTCGATGTCGAGCGGCGATGCAGCCAGGCCATTGCCGGTGATTGGCGAAGCAACGGCCACACCGGTGAACGCCACGGTCAGGTCGTGACTGGTGCCCGGCGTGACAGAGATGCCCTCCCCTTCGTGGATGTCATCGACACCAGGGATGCCGCACTTGGTCTTCAGCTGCTCGCAGTCGATACCCAGCGGCTTGTCGGGCTGACCATTGCCGGTGATCGGCGACTCGACGGGGATGGCGTGCCAGTCGATGGCGTGTTCCATCTCCGCGCACGTCGGCAGCTTCTGCGGGCCGCACAGCAGCTCGCCTGCGCAGTTCGTCCACTGCGTGTTGCTGTCGAGCTTGATCGGGTTCTCGACAGTACCGGTGCCGGTCAGGCCGCAGCCCACCGCCACGGCCGAAAGCCCGGCGTCGGGGATGTCGGGGAAGACGACATGCAGCGGGCTCTGCTGCGTGCCATCGCCGCTCATCGTCTCGTCGTGAATCACACGCACGAAAGCGTTCTCCGTCGCGCTGTTGATCGCGTCCTGCATTTCTTGGCACGTGGGCACCTGGTTGCCCGCTCGGTGCGCCGTGCCCGCGCAGGTGCGAAGGCCACCAGCAGGCGGCAAGGCTTCGATCGCACCGTCGATTGCGGCGTTCATCTCGTCGCACGTCGGCACGCTGTCGTTGGCCTGGTGCGGCTCGCCGGCGCAGGTGCGCAGTGATGCCGCGGCGGCGGCGGCCAGCCCGCCAACTTGCGCCGCTTGGATGCTGACGCCGCTGGGCAGCGCGCCCTCGGCCAATGCCTTCGGCGGGATGGTGCCAGGCTTGGCGTTTTCCCACTTCACCTCGGGATCGGGGTACTCGCCCGCCAGATCACCGCCCGCGGCGCCCGACGGTGGCAGAGTTTCCGGGAGCAGCGAAGCGAGCTTTTCGCAGGTGACGAAATTGACCATTGCAGGTTCCTCTTGAAAGTGGTGATCAGCAGGTGGAAGCGCTGTTGCCGGCGTTGATGGCGTAGCCGATCAACTGGCCGCAGGCAGTGACCGGGACGCTGTGGCCCGGCCGAAACGAGGGGTAGATGCGCGACAGCAGAACGCCGTCGCAGTCCTTGATCTCGATGGTGGCCGCAGGGTCGGCCTTGTCGAACGGATCGAAGCCGTAGCCGTACAGGTTGCCTTCGCAGTCCTTGATTTCGGACGTGGCGATGTACTGGCACGCCGAGCACTGCGCCATGAGCAGCGCGTCGCTCACGTCTTCCGCCGACAGCTTTACGCCCACGACAGTCACCTGGCGCGATGCGAAGCCCGGACCCGAGAACTCGAGCATGTAGTTGCCCGGATCGCGGATGCGCAGGATCGGCTGCTCGAGGCACATGCACACGCACTGCCCGCAGTAGGTGTAGGGCACCGAGCCGATGATCGAGAGCGGGTCCGGGCACTCGACCGCGCAGCCGCTGTTCTGATGCGTGGCGTTGCCGTCCTGGCGCTGGTAGATCTGGCGCACGCACAGGCGGTCCCCTTCCGTCAGGCCGTAGGCGGTGAGCTTGATCGCGCCGCCGGGAGCGATGTCGAAAGCAGCGCCAAGCCACGGGCCGGGCCCCTCGAGCGGCGTCATGGGACTGATCAGTTCTTGGGCCATGCTGGGGTGCCTCTTGCTTGCCGAAGCTGCTTCCGCCGCAGCGGAGAAGCCAAGGGCGGTATTCGGTCGAGCCATAGAAAAAGCCGCGCCCGGTTTCCCGTCGCGGCCCTGTGTGCATCGCCTGTCGCGCGTGTTTGGCGCAGGCATGAAAAAAGCCGCCCGTGGGCGGCTTTGTGAATTCGAGGCGAGGTACGCCCCTTGCGCGGGATTATGCAGGGCAGCGATTTGCGATGTCAACGGGAACACAGGCCCGGCATTTGCCACCCAGCACCGTCGCGAAGTACCGGCCAGGCTTAACCTTGAGCGTGTGGTCGTCGGCGGTGAAGCACACGCCGGTGGCATCCGCCGTGGCCGGATAGACGATGAAGGTGCCTGCGTTGCCAACGCGCTCCAGGCGCACGGTCAGCTTGCTCTCTCCCTCGAAGCCCTTGAGCGGGATGCACACGTTGGTCGTTTCGGGTGTGATGGTGATCGGCTTCATCGGGTCGTCCTCGTCGTTTCCAGGTTCTGCATGGTGCGCCAGCGGTACAAGAAGTCCGCTTGCGCTTTCTCGCGTTTCACCGCAATTGCGTTGTATCGAGCGCGCGTCGCGTCGGGCTTCATCTTCGCGCGCGTCACCGCCCTCTTCTCCGATTTCAACGCGTTGTCGGCGCGCTTCCACTCATCCAGCCAGGCCAGTGCCTTGCGCTCTTCGGCGGTGCGTGGGTTCTCCTGCACCTCCCGCAGCACGTTATTCGCGGTGTCGACCGCCTCGTCGAAGCGCGCGCGCACCGCGTAGGGGTTGTAGGTGTCGACAAACTGGCTCAAGAACGGAATCCGGGTATCGCGCCCCAGGCGCTCATTGTTAGGATTCGCCACGCCCACCTGCAGCGCCGTGCGCAGCGGGCCCACCGCCAGACCATCGATCAGCACGCGGACCTGCTCGGGCGCCAGGTCAATGCCGAAGGCGGTGCGTAGCTCAGTGGCCGCGTCCTTGTAGAAGTCCGCAGTTGCATCGCGCCCCTGCTCCGAATGGAACCGGTTGTCCCGCAGCGGATAGACGATGGGCGAGCCGAACGCCGAGCGGTTCACCGCGACCTGCGCCGCCGGCCGCAGCAGCGTCGGCGTCAGCGCCACCACCAGGTACTCCATCGGGTTCTTCTTGAAGTCGATATCGCTCGGCTGGATCGGGCTGAAGGTCTTCAGGTTCTGCTTGATGGCAAGCTCGGCGAAGGTCTGGCCCGCGGTCTGCTCGCCGGCGCCCATCTTCACGAGATTGGTCGCGAACGCCCACGCGAGCTGTGGCAAGCCGAAGCCGAGCGGAATCTTCACGATGCCATTGCCGACCGGCACCGGGATGCTGCGCTCGAGCGTGAAGTTGCCCAAGTTGTCGATCTTCTTGCCGGCCTCGTCGTCACCGCCGGCCGCGCGCAGCGCCGAGTAGAGCGCCATGCCCGCCAGCGTGTAGGCAAGAAACCGTGCCTGCCCCTTGCGCGTGGAAAGCATGTTGGCCAGGGCCGCGCCACCCGTGACAACCGGCTGCGCAAACGCGTACATCACGCGCACGGGCGCCATGATCTCGCCGCGCTTGCGGAAGTTCATCAGGTTGAGCGTCACCTCGGCAGCCTGGCGCGCGTCGACGCCAGCCTCTCTCATCGCCATGAACGCGGTCAGGCTCGACACCAGCTCGAAGCTGTTGTTCCAGCCGTGCACCGCCTCCTTTGCCGCGTTCAAGGCGGTGCGCACCGGTGTCGCCGCGCCGGCGCCAGCGCGCTCGATCTCGGAGGCCAAGTCGGTGCGCGTGCGCGAGAGCACATTGCCCCAGGTCGACACGCCGCCCAGCGCGATCAGCTCGTCCAGCGCCTTGGCGGCCGGCGTTTCACCCGCGGCCGCGCCCAGCCCATGGAAGCTCTTGCGCGCCGTCGCACCCCACACATCCGGACTGGCGTTCAGGGCCAGCATGCGGCGGGCAACGGCGTCCATGTCCACCGCCCCGCCCTGCGCATTGCTCACCTGACGGATGCGGATGTTCTCGCTCTTCTCCCAGGCGTCGCGAAACCAGTTCACCGGTGCGAAGGTCAGATTCAGCTGCGTCGCGGTGTAGGCGAACCAGCGCGTCGGCGTGCCGGCCAGCTCCAGCAGCAGGCCCGGGCGCTCGACGTTGTTCCGCTTGATCGCATCGATGGCAGCCTGATCCTCAAAGCGGAACACGTAGCTCTGCCCGCCTTCGCGGTAGATCACGACGTCGTCGCTGGGCCCGGCCAGGATGTTCTCGGTGCTACGGCTGAGCCCGGTGCGCTCACGCGCCGCTTTCACGTTGCCGTCGGTATCGGCCAGCGCCTGCTCGTACGCCGCGTTCAGCGCGCGCTTGTAGTCCTGGAAGCCCGCGTGCGTCGCGCTGCGCGACAGACCGGCCCAGGTGGCGGCAAGGCCGTCTTCGGCAATGCTGTCGGTGCGCCCTTCCATCGCGCGATCTCGCGCGGTGTTGGGAACGCTGGTGCCGGTGCCGAATACGTCGGTCTGGCCGTCGGCATCGGGCGCGCCGGTCAGCGGCACGTAGTCGCTGCGCACCGCCTTCGCAATGGCCGCACGCTCCGCATCCGTCACCGCGCCGCGGCGCGCGGCAAATTCGCGCAGCTGCTCTGCGATCTGCGGGCGGCCCAGGAAAGCCGCGGCCACGGCCGGCGCCGTCTTTCCGCTCTCGATGTCGAGCGCCAGGCGCCACGCGTTGAGGTCGCGCACTTTGCCAGCGAAAGCTTCCAGCTGCGTCGGCGGGATTCGGCGCTCGATGTTCGCGCGCATGAGTGCAGCCGCGGCGTTGTTCAGGCCGCCGGCCAGGCCTCGGGTGGGTGCCGCGCGCGGGTCGGGTGCGTTCACGCTGTCGATGCGCGCCTGCAGCTCCGCGGTCGTCACATCGCCGCGGGCCACGCCAGCGCGGTCTCGCTCGATCAGTCGAGCATTGGCCTGCGGTGCGTAGATCGCACTCAGGAAGTAGCCGGCCAACTGCTGCGCGGTGCGCGTGTCGATGTTGTTCTGCACAGCCATGCGGCGCACGTCCGACAGGATGGCCTTGCCGTGCCGCTCCATCGCCTGCGCCATCAGTGCTTGCTGCACGCCCTGGCCGCGATAGAGCGCACCGTTGATCGCGTTGGCCGTCTCGCGTGAAAAGACACTCTCGGCCCAGCGCACCGCTGGCCCGAGGCTGTCGGCAAACGCATCGCTGATTGAGTGCACCGCCTGCGTCAGCCGGCTCTTGAGCGCTGCGGTGTCGCGCGCAACAATGTCACCGGCGAGCGTTGGCGAGCGCGCTGTGCCATTTGCGGTCAACGTGATGGCCTCGTCTCGCGTGACCGGTCGGCCGTCGATGTTGGGGGCTACGGTGGCGCCGCCGGCATAGCTCGCGGCGGCTTCGGCGACGCTACGCCCCGGTGTTTGCTCAAGCGGATTGGAGACACCACCAAGACCTTGAAGCCGCAGCGTTTGCCCGATCTCCGGCACCGCATCCATCAAGAGGCCCGACGCCACCGCTGCCTTGATCGGCGTCGAGTTCATGTCAGAGTTTGCGCCCACGGCGAAGACGTCGCGCGAGCCCGACATTCGCATGAACCGCCGCACCACGCCCGACAAGTAGGCGCGGCTGCGCGTCAGAATCTCAGACGGCGCTTCGCTCACCGCTCGCACGCGACCATCTGAGCCACGCCCCACGAGCGTGATCCAGCCCTCGCGCTGCAGCGATTTCCCCAACGCCACCAGGTCACGAGGATCCAAGAGCGTCTTTCCGAGTACCTCCATCGGCTTGCTCGCCTTGAGTAGCTCCTCGGCACCGAAGACTTTCACGCGCACCATTTCTTCGACCGACGCGCCCTCGTCCACCCCGGGGTCGATCTCCGCAAACTTGTTGCTGTTGATGACAACGTGGGCCTTCATGCCAGCCACGCGCGCGGCCAAGTACCGCGTCAGTTTGAGATCGCTCGGGCTGGGCGTGGGGTCACCGCTGGGATGGTTGTGCAGGATGTAGTAGCCGTCGGCGCCAGTCTGCGACATCTGGTCCCGAAACTGTTGCAGGTACTCGGCTTCGGTGGTGCCGGCAGGGATCATGGGCGCCTGCCCCGGCAGCCGAGCGCTCACGCCCGTCGCATGGACGATGCGGCCAGCCTTGAGGAAGAAGACGCGGAAAGTCTCGAACCGCGGGTCGCGGTAGACCTGCGCTAGCTCTGCGAGCTGATCCGCTCCAAAGACTTCACGGCCGACAAGGGCCGTTGAGCCTGCTCGCTCGATGTCAGCGGCGATTCCCAATCCAACGACGTTCGCTCGACGATGTAGGGAATCACCGGCCCCCCGCATAGATGCAGCGGCGGAAGCTTGGCCCAGTACAACCCCCGGTGATCCGGTCCGGTCACGAGATCGTTCAGGTTGGGCTGGCTCGTTGAGGCTTCCATCTGCCGCAGTGTATTCCGGGTTCTCCGCGCCGTCGACGGAACTACTTGGCAGTGGCGAAGCATTCTGTTCGGCATCTGCGTCGGCCGAAGCGATCGGGCCAGGGGCGTCATCCGCCGCGTGACTGAATGCCGGGCCATCCGCTACGTTCCAGTCCCGCTCCGAAATGCCGTCGTCGTTTTCCAGCCGCCGGAACACATCCCGGATGTACGCCCTGGCTTCATCGTTCTTGAAGCCCCGAATTCGAGCTGCCTGCTCGGAAAATCCGAGCTTCTCGGCCAGCTCAGCCAGCCAGCGCCGCACCGCGCGATCAACCCGCGCCAGAATGCCCTTCTGGATGTACTCGCCCGCATTGGGTTCGGCAATCCTTGCCAACGTCTCGTCGACGCCGCGCGCCTGCGCATACGCGTCGCCACCAAATGCAGCGGCTTGGCGCCCCTCTGCCGAGCGTGCCCAGCGCGCCGACTGATCGCGGATGAAAGCATCGCGCTTGGCCAAGGTGCTCATCTGCTCGATAAACTGCTCTTTGGTCAGCAGCTTGCGCAAGCCATAGTGGAGCAATTCATGGAACAACGTCCGTTGAACAGCCGCCCGGTCCCCCAACTGGTCGCGAAAAAGGTAGATCGCCCCATCGTGGACAGCGCCGGAAATCCGATCGTCAACCCCTACGCTTGGAAGTACACCCTGCGCCTTGTCGCGGATGCGTATCGGCGGCTGGTGGGCAAACCCACCGATCCGACGCTCGACCTCATCCGCGATGCTCGTTTCCAAGAGCAATGGCAAAGACGCTTGCGCCAGTGAGCCACTGCTCCGGCTGAAGACCGGCCCACGGGCCACAGTCAGCCCCCTCTCGGCGGCAGCGCGCATCTGCTGCACGTCGATCGAATCGAGCGGCCGCACTTCCACCTTACCCTGCGCGGCCTGCTGCTCCAGAAATTGAGCCTCCGGCAGACCAGCTCGCGCCCCGTTCTCCAGCGTCGAATCCGCCTGCCCCGCCCACTGCTGCGGCTTGGCCAGGTACCGACGCATGTTGCGCAGCGTGACCTTCGCGAAGTCGGACACGCCCTCGGTCGGCCGGCCTGCCTCGGCCTCTCGGGCCAGGTACGCGTCGTAGCTGGACGCATGATCACGCGCGCGGCGCGCCATCTCCTGCTGGCTCGGCTTGCCCGCTGTCAACCGACCCAGGGCCGCAGCCTCCGACTCGTTCGGGTCGAACTGCGTTAGCGCCCCATCGCCCTCAACTGCGCCACTTGGTCCTGCAACGGGAGCAGCGCCGCCGCCGGCATCGACCGCGGGTTCAGCGAGCTGATCCGCTCCAGCGGAGTCAGCTGCGACTGCAGATGGCTGGATGCTGGCGTCTCCGCTTTCGGGAGGCTGCCCGTCTTCGCGAGAGATTCCCTCGCCTCGCTGTCCTTCACCTGCTGCGCGAAGTTGCTGTTCAACGAGGGCGTTGAGCTCGACGGCGAGGGTGTCGACGACGGGGTCGCCGGTGGGCTCGAGGGCAGCTGCGCGCGCAGAACTTGCTGGATCGACGACTGTTCCTGCGGCGTCATCAGTTGGTACAGCTTCGCCAGCTGGGAGATCAACGTTGCTGCTTGTGTCAGGGGAGTTTGTGCCACGGTCGGCCTCATTCAATGAAACGCGAGCCAGCAGACGTTGCGCCGCTCGGCCTGCGCTGTGATTCTGTCGCGCCAGTTCTTCGACTTGCCCCAAGCGCACAGCGCTCTCAAGAAGGCGCCTTGCGTTGGCGCGCACAGCAGGTGCTGTCGGCGCGTCGACCATTGCTGCATCGATATCGTCAGGCGTCACGAAATAGCGCTCGGACGGCTTCGAGCTCTCAATCGGGCGAGCAGCCGGATCGGGACCGCTGTATCCCGCCGTGATCGGGCGGTCGTAGCCGATCTCGAGCGGCACCGCGCCCGCCGCGGCTGCTGCCGCAGGCGCGTCGCCTGCAAGCAGCTGATCCTGCAGCGATGGCTGCGCCGTCGGGCGCAATCCGCCCCCGAATTCCACCGCGGTCTTCACACCCTTCACGCCGGCGGCCAGGCCGAGTCCGCCCAAGCCCTCTTGCGCTGCGGCCTCGCCCACGCCGCGCATCAGGCTGCGTTCGTCGCCAGCGCGTACCGCGGCGGCGTTTTGCGCGACCTGCGTCACGCCCCCCTCCACGCCTCCCGTCAGGGTTTCAATCCCCGCGTGCTTCAAGAACTCGCGCGCAGCTTCCTTGCCGACGGACTTGGCAATATGTCCTGAGCCAAGCCGGGCACTTACGAACCCTGACAGTGCACCGATCCCGAGGCCAGCGTTACCGCCCCAGTTCATGGCTTCGCGGGCTACAGCCTCTACGGCCTGGTCATCGCTCTCGCCCCTTTCCTTGGCCTGCGCGAACACGGGATGCGCAGCCAGCTTGCTTGCCCCCATTTCCTTGATTTCGTTGTACGCGCCAAGACCAACTTCGCCAGCCACCAGCGCTGCGTTCGACGCCGTTGAGACGCCGCGCCCGGCTGCAATCAGGCCAGCGCCGAGCGGCGCTCCCGCACCAGTCGCAAGTACCACTCCGCCCGCCAGTTGCATCGCGTCGCCGACCAGCGCCGGCGCGCTCGAACCCGCCGCCTCGGCCGTGCTGCGCAGCGGCGAAGACAGAAAGTTTTGGGTGCCGAGCTTCAGACTCTCCAGAAAGGGGATGTTGTCCTCGCCGCCATACTTTGCGGCTAGCGACTCCCGACTCTCGGCCTGCTGCTTCAGTTCCTCGTTCGTGGCGGGACTGAAGTTGCGGCGAGCATCCTGTGCATCGGCCAAATCCTCTTGCCCGGATTTGGTGAGCCATCGGCCGAGAGCGTTGTCCTCGCCGAGCTTGTTGCCCGCGACCATCTGCATGCCCCCCACTGCAGTGTTGAACCCCGAACGCATGGCGTCCCAGTAGTCAGTGTCCCAAGCACTCGCCTTCGCTACCTGAACCGCTGGCCGCCGCGTGTCCAGATCCGCTACAAGTCGTGCTTGCAAGGCGTCACGCTGCTTCGTCCATGCCTTGCCCTGTCTCGTATCCAAGTCTTCGGGAGGCGCACCGATAGTCGCGTCCACGTACTTCGGCAATTCCTCTTGGACCCAGGCATCGCGCACTGCGTTGAACTGCTTGGCAGAACTGGTGGCGGCTTCTATCCCCCGGGACTTCAGATACGGGTCAAACGCCTGGAACTCGGCGCTGGCCAGGCTTTCGCCCGCAACGCTTTCCTGCTCGGCCACGCGAGCAGCCTGCCGGTTGGCATGGCGTCTATCCACAAACGAACCGACATCCGCCGCCACTTGATCCATCGAGGTGTCCGGGTTCCAGGTAGCTTGCAGCGCTTGAATTTCGTCGAGTAGCGCCATCAGGCTTCCTTCGCAATGGAGTCGATGAAAGCGTCAACGCCGCCACCAATCAGGGTTTCGGAATCGTCGTCACTCGCGAAAGCGGCGCGCACGCGGCCTTCGAGCGCCTTGCCGCGCTCCTCTTCAGCTTGAGCCTCCACGGCTTTCGAATAGAGCTCGTCGGCAAGCTCCTCTTCGCTTACGTCGTTCGACGAACCGCTCGTGCTCGCCGTGACCGCACCACTATCCACCGGGGCTTCCGGCGGCCCTCCCCGCTGCGGCATCCCAGTCGCTGCTGCAGGGCCACCAGAAAGTGCCCGCGCAACGAAATCCGGGCTTCGGGTCTTCTGCGCGTAAGGTGAACCGGGCAGACTGGCCCACGTCTTGTTGTCCTTGCCGACGGCAGTGGTGAAGTTCCCGCTCATCACGTCGCTCAGGCTTCCGCTGCGGCGCAACAGTTCAACGGCTGCGGCGTCCTGGCTTGCCGGCGAGAAGTCTTTCAATCCGAGCGACCCGCTCACGTCGTCCCACGTCTTCTTGAGGAATTGGTAGCGCCCAGCCGCTCCGCTGGAATTGGTCTTCCCATCGGTCTGCTTGAACTGCTTCTGGATATTCGGGTGATGGCTGAAATCGTCGAACGTGCCGCCACCGAATGACGTGTTGTAGTCGGCGCCCTCAGCCTGCGAGATCATCCCGAGGTAGCGCGCGACATTGGGGTTCTGCGCAATCTCGAAGTTCTCTTGCGCCCGGGCCCCAACGCTGCGATTGGCCTTCGGGGCCGCACTGAGCCCTGCAGCCTTCAGGTCTGATGCGGGGTTGCCCTTCACGCCGAATGCGCTGTAGGCATTGGTCAACACGCCCTCGTCGATCGGCTCGCCTGTGTATTTCGCGCCGCGGGTGTACGCACGGATTGCGCGCTGCGCCAGCTTCGCGTCGGGCTTGGTTGGGTCGCCTCCCAGGTAGCTGATTGCCGCGCCGAGATCGGTACCGCCGGCCTGCTGCTTGCGCCCCATCAGCGACACCAGGCCGCTGTCGATCTGGCCCTTCCAGTCGCCCAGGAAGGCGTCGATGTCTTTCACACCGTCGGCCGGCGCTCCCATCAGGCCGAGCCGATTGCCGGTGCGGCCGGTGCCGTAGCTCGACAGCTCTTCGATCAACCCGATGACCATCCCAGGATTCAGGCCCAACGCTTCGGCACGCGAAGTGGCGTAGTCGCGGACCTCTTGAGCTTTAGGTTTATTTGCCACTGAATGCCCTCATTGCCTGTTCGCGGCGTAGCGCGCGCTGCTGTTCTTCACGCTGTGCAGCGGCCACGCGCGCCTGCTCACGCGCATCCCAGGCCTGCTGAGCATTCGCCCGTTCAGCCTGGAAGGCATTGCTTGCTGCGCCGCGCTGCTGGAGCAGCAGCTGGTTGCGCCGGTTGAGATACGCGGACTGCATTTCCCGGTCGTCGATGCCGTCAGACTGAGCCGAATGCCAGAGCGCGTCGATGCGGTCGATCTCGGCCTGCACCGGATCTTGTGAAACTGCCTTCGGTCCTTGATCGGCCGTCGGTGCCGCGGGTGGCGCCGTCTCGGCCGACGCAGATCGTCCGGCTTGTGCCGCTGGCGCTGCTGGTGCGGCAGCACCGCCATAGCTGGCTGCGAAACTGCCTGGCGATGGCGCGCCGTAGGGTGACGCTCCGACTGCCGAAGGAGCCGAAGAGATCGACGGAGCCGGCGCATTCGCAGCCCTTCCGGAAGGCTGTCCGGTCACAGGATCGATTGCCGCCCGTCCCTGTCCTGAACCGCTCGCATTCCCTGTGCGCACCTCTGCCACCGACATCCGGCCATCCGCCTGCACCCCGGCGATTAGCAAGCGGTTCCGGGCCTCCTCTCTTGCCGCAACGATCCTGGCCGCATCAACCTCCGCGTTTCTGCGTCGCGTTGCATCCGCCGTCAGGTCATTGCGCGCTTGCGTCAGCGACTCCTTTCCCTTGTTGCCAAGGTCATGGACGAACGTAAGCATCTGGGCTCGATTCAGAGTCATCGGCTCCGAACGCCCAGGCGTGCGCATCAAGAAGCTTTGGTCCCCGTTCCTGTCGGTGCCGGCCGGCAACACCTCGTACCCCGCCGGGATGAAACCTCGGCTCACCCCAAGCTTCATCGCCGAAATCGGATCGACCATCGACGTGCGCTGGTACTCGTCCAACGCATACTTATTCGCATCCAGCTGCAGCTTCTCCTGTGCCCACGGGGACATGTTCGGGTTGTCAGCCCTCGCCTTGTCGCGGCGCTCCCACTCCGTCAGCTTTCGCTGGCCTGTCACGTTGCCTTGATCATCGACAACGTCAACAACGTCCGGCGTACGCAACAGCGCGTCGAGACCTTCCTTTCCGGCCTTGCTGCTCTCCAGCTTCACCGTGTTATCGAATGCCTCGATGTCGTTCTTCGCGTTGAGCGCGTCGACCTTGCTGTCCTGCGTGTTCGCGGTTTCGTCCAACCGATACGCGGTATCAAGAATGCCCTGATACTTCTTGAAGAGGTCGGCCGAGTCCTCAATAGGTTTCATCATCCCTTCGTAGGGATCAAGCCCGCCAGCGTTCAAGTCCCAGACGCCAAGCCCTGTTGCTTTGGTTGCCATGCGTGTTCTCCCTACCAACCGAAGGTGTTGAATGGGTTCGAGGCATCCGGCCCCATCCCCTGCCCCGCGTTCTCAAGGCTTGTGGTGCCGGTGATCAACTGCGGCTGATTCCAGTTCTGGCCAGCGCCATCGCCAGGTGCATTGCTGGCATCGGGCCCGGTCAGCCGCATCGCAAGCGTGTCCATCGCTTGGAAGTCGTACGTGCTGTTGCTGCCCACCGTCGGCGCCTGGTGACCGGTGCGCATCATTCCGGCCGCCGCGGCCCAGGACGCTGATTCCACGCCCAGCGCACCACGCACGCGATCAGAGATGCCGTTGATCGCTTGAGTCCAACCGAGGTAAGGATTGAGTCCTGCCGCGGCCTGCACCGTCGCCGCCGCGCCTTGCAGCGCCGCACTCGATGCCTGCGCATGCCCGCGCATTGCCTGCAAGGCCTGAAGGCGTTCCGCTCGCTTTTGCGCTTTGCGGGTATCAAAGAGCTGCTCTTCGCGTCGGTAGGCCATTTCAACGGCGCGCGTGATGGCTTTGGCCTCTTCAATTCGAATACGCCGTTCTTCGCCAAGCGCCATTGCTACGCAATTGGTCGGATAGCACCTCGCCAATTTTTGGAGAACCCTGCTAAATTGCGCTCTAATTGGCGCAATCACCCGAGCCTTAATTGCGTAATAATCGGGGCCAGCCGCCACCTGGTCGCAGGCATCGTCCGCCATAGCGCGTTCACACGCCATGACGTATTCAAATTGACCACGCAAATTAGCGCTATTGCGCATTTGCTCATCAGCAATAAGATCAAGTCGATCCTGAGCCTGCTTTGCAATTTCATGCTGCTTGTCAGCAAAATAAAGCTGCGCCGCCGATTGAATTCCGGCGACGATGTTTTGCATCAAGGTTTGCTTTTCTACTGCCTCGATATATTTGCAGGCGTACCAAACGTTGGCTTGGGCTTGCTTCACATCCGCAGGGATATCTCCATTTTTCAGTGGGCTGTAGTCGCAAGCCATAGTCACTCCTGCATGTTGTCGTCCAACGCACTGCAAAATCCCTGGCCTGTATCTCCCATCTTGACCCAGGCCATGCAGCCAGTGGTGATGCATTTGCAGTCTGAATGCGCTTGGCCGCCTTGCTGGCGATTAACTGACGGGACGGCCACGGTCGTTCCATTTGTTGCACCAATTAGCAAACCGTATACCGTTTGCCCTTGACCAACGGCAAATGGGCACCACCGATTTTTCGCGTCGGATTCAAGCATCTTGAAGCCCTTTCCAGCTAGGCTGAAAGGTGTCAAACACTGCTGTACGATGGGCGTCAATTTCATTTTGGAAATCACCAACCGCGCACAGCAAATAGCACAACCGCTGGCCTTTTCGAACTGGATTTGGAATCGTCAACCAGATTTGTGCAGCGATCGGCTTTTCGTCTCCACGTTTAATGAAAGCATGGGCGAGACCACTACCCACCAACGGAACCAGCCAGCCAGCTTCAACTCCGTGGGTTTCGTCCAAATTCTCCGAGAGGAATTTCCCGATCTCTGAATGCCAATTCGCATTAGTTGGTCGTTCAAGTTTGATAGTCATGAGGGCTCCAGAAAGCAAAAAGCCCCGCAGCGCGAACGCTCGGGGCATGAAAAAAGCCCGCTCAAAGGCGGGCTCTCGGTCGATTGTGGGCGTGATCCACCCTACCCCGGCATTCTAGGGAGTGGGGCTGCGTGGCGCAAGGCGATCCGGCCCCAGAAACCTCACTGGCTCAGACGTGAAGAATCCCTCGCAAGGGGCCGCATCAGTTCCGCGCACAACGACCGCCGGCATTCCACTCCCTGTCTGGAATACGAACCCTAGGGATTAGCCGAGGACTCCGTGGCACCAGCAGATTCCTCAACCTTAGGAACCAACGATTCGAGGTATGCCCGAATATCTGATTCACCTCGACTCTTTGCTTCTTGGTAAATCAACATTGGCGAAGCCACCACAGATCGCCACATTTGAGTATGGTATCGCCAGCTGACATCTGGCAGCTCTGCGGCCCTCGATTCCCATCCTTTCTGAATAAGCCGAATCGTTGCCGATAGCGTCGTTAACTCAGTAAGAGAGTGCACTAGTCCAATATAAATCCTAAACTCTGGAAGCGAAGGATGACTGGAGGCATAGATAAGCTCTGCCACTTCAAAAGGCAAAGTCTCGGTTGCTTCAACATTAATTGGCCGGACTCGATCTTCAATATAGAAATCATCATCAGATATCGACCGATTCGCCAAGTGCCTAGTCGTTAGGCCAAGCGCCATTCCTGCAATCGAGTTTTTTCGAATTTTTGCCTGATACCCTTCTTCGATGAGCTTCACAAAATTGCTCTTCTCCCAAAATTGCTTTTTGGCAAACCTCGCAACTTCCTCCACATTGGGCAGCGCGGCCAGCTTTAGGTTAACTGATATTTTTAGGGAATAGAAATGCGATATGATCCTATCGTCAATCTCTTCATTCAAAATCGCAGTCTTACTTGACTCTACAGCTTGAATCACAGACGCCTGCGAAACAAATTCCTTGTCTTTTTCCGCAACCCTTTCGGCAATCAACTCCACAACAGAGCCCTTTTCCATACTAACGTCTGAAATTGTAAGGCGAGCATTTGACATCATCCGCATCGCTTCCGTGACAACCCCAAACGCCTCAAGACCCGAACCCTGATTTACAAAGAAAGGAGTTTGCTCTGGCGTATCAACAAACTCATCAGCCAGCGCTGCTTGGATATCTCGATAGAGGACTGCGCCATCTACTCTGGTGAGTGCAGCATCTATCCAAACGCGAGTGAAGAAGCTTTCTTGCGCAGTTGCAAATGAATTTTGATCCTGTCGACTAGAAGCCATACATATAAAAGACTTCAGCGGAGTCTTTGACAACGCTTTTTCGAATCCAAGCCCTGAGTCTTTAATATAAGGAGACCCCGACTGACACGCATCGATCACCTTTACTGCCACAGCAGGCGACACGCTTCTAATCAGATCATCTAATTCCCCGCTTCCAACGGAAGTAGTTGAAGGCTTCCTATAATCAAAATCAGAACAGCAAAGCAGAGCTTCGTCGTTATGATGCATGCCGTGACCCGAAAAATAGAAGAAGACCTCGTCAACATCCTCTCTATTTTGGTACTTTCCAAAAAAATCTCGAAGATTACTTTTAACAGTGCTTGCTTTGGTTGAATCTTTTATTAAAAGTATTTCGTCATATTTACCAGTTGCACCAAGCAGCTGATGCATGTTATTGACGTCATGCGCGCAAGCCGGTAGAGCTTGCTCATGCACGTAAGTAGAAACCCCCAGCAATATCGCAATATTCATATATCCTCGAAAATAGCACCCTGCGGCAATAAATTTTCCCCGTCGACCCATTGCTGACTGTAGCTGTCCAAGCAGGTCGCAGACTGCCGACGAACGTGATGCATTCCACGCCACCGCGAACCGCTATCGAGGTCCTCGGTACAGACGTAAAAAAGCCCTCCGGAGAGGGCTTTTGATTCAGGGCTTGAGAATGTCTCGAAGCATCTTCACCGCTCGGCGGCCCCCTTTGTCCTTGTGATTCTGAGCCTGCTTCTCCGCCCACGCACTACGCTCAAAGCCCTGGTTCTCATAGAAGGAGATCACGCGCGGCTGGTTGTCCGCATCAACAACCAAAATTCGAGCGGTCGAAAGTGTGCCCGAATCCAAAACTTCACCCAGCAAGAGCTTCATGATCGAGGCGCCCACTCCATGGCTCTGAAGATCAGATGCAACCGCCAGACGGCCGATCTTCACTGCGGGGAAAGATTTCAAGGGGATCTCGTGCTCGTCAATGTTCATGTCGAACATTTCGCCGGAACTGAGTGGAATCGCGTCGTTGCAAAGCGTGAAGTAACCGACAGGCCCCTGGTGATCACCATGGAACACCACGCTGGTAAAGCCCAAGCGATATTCGTGCAACGGCTTGGCGCTCGTCTGCAGGAACTCATTCAGATGAGGTGTTCCGCAGTCAAACCCTGCGATTTGCTCGGGCTGCACCTGCGTGAGCGGCAGCAAGCCGTAGCCGCTCCTGTCGAGCATCGGCTCAGGCGTTTACGCGATATTGCTCGAGGAAACTTGCCTTCTTGGCACGTTGCACGTCTTCCACCAACTTGGCGGCACGGCGCTCCATTTCTTCACTGGGCTTCACAGCTGCAACCGACTTCACAAAGCGGCGCTCAGCCATGCGCCGAGCAACCACGTGCTGGGTAGAACGCAGACTCGAGAGCTTGGCTTTTTCGGGCTTCTTCATGCTGTTTGTTTCGATGGAGGCGGGTGCGGCGACCACTGTCGGCGCGGGCCTCGTGGTGACAGTTGTTATTGTGCGGGAAATCGTGTGGTTTCGTGGCGATTCGGGTGGATTTGGTGTGGTTTGGTGGGCTGCGAAAATTCCACCCTAAAAATCACATTTCATCCTCACCCCACAACAACTCATTGCTATCAAACATATAGCAATTCGTCACTATTTTTTAACAGTGAAATCACAGTGCAGACGTCTGCACTGTGCGTCGCCGGGGGTCTGGCGCGCCATTTTTCGGATTTCGGGCGGCTGTGCAGACGTCTGCACGGCGCGCCAGTGACCCGAGTGGCGCGCCATTCTGCGGCCAACCGTGCAGACGTCTGCACGCGCCCTCGCCCCTCCCCGCAGCGCGCTGACGCATCCCACAGCACTCTCTTTCGAAAGTGCGGGGAGCTGCGAACAGCCCATGCCCTGCCGCGCCATGCCGGACCTGACCGAAACACGCCGTACCAAACCCAGCCACACCTGGCCGCGCCAGTGATGCGAACCGCATCGATAGCACCCGCACGCGAGCGCTACCGCTGTTGTCAGCCCATGCCTTGCCCGACCTAGCCCAATCAAGCCATGCGATGCCGAGCCGAGCCGCGCCTAGCCAAACTCTACCGAGCCGAGCCACTTGATCCACAAACCCTCACGTGAAGGGCTTGCAGCTGCGTCAGCGCAACTCCTTCCGCTGCATGCCCTTGACCATCGTCAGCTTGTTGAGCGCGTCTACGTTCTCTCGCCGCTGGTCATCAGTCAGTTCGGCCACGCGGACATTCTTGAGCCGCTGTCCGGCCTGACGGTACAAGCGCTTCGCCTCTCGCTCGAAAACGCCCATTGCTGCAGCGGTCTGCTCGTGCGGCGCGGTCCACCGGTAGCCCTTGCCGTGCACCGACTGCAGGAATACCTGGTGCTCTTCGAGCAACTCGGTCTTGAAGCTCTCGATGTTCGCCAGCCATGCGAACTGACGCTCGCGAAACTCCAAGGCCGTCAGTGGCTCGTCGTCATCGATTGCCAGCATCCCGAAGTGTTCCGAGAGCCAGTCGTGCCCGATCAGGTCTCCGTACTTGAACTCGGCCAGGAGGTCGGCAACCGCTTGCCGCCACTTCGGAAAGAGTTCGAGCTTCACAGCCTCAGACATGCGCGACCTCGAAACGACCAAAGCGCGGGCGGTATTCGCAGACACCGATCAAAGCGCCGCCGTCTTCGAGCGCCTTCTTCGCTTCGCCCACACTCAACACGTCGGTGTTCAGTGTCACCGTCAGCTCGGCCGCCCAGGTGAGGAAGATAGGGCGGTAGCGCATGACCTTCGCCATGCCAACCTTCACCCCACGGCAATCGATGTGTGCCGGGCTTTCCCACAGCTTCGCCGGCGTTGCGGGGCCGTCGTGCAGCAGCTTCACCTTGTTCTCCAGCACAAGTGCGCCTCGGCGCCAATGAGTCCCCATTTTTTGCAGCTTCGCCCCTGCAAGGAACGTCGCGTCGAAGTTCTGGCCGGGAATGAAAAAGCCGTCCTTCTCGGTCCAGTACGCGCCGCTGATGAACTCGCTGCGGGCGATGGCGAGGTGATCGTCATCCGTCTTCTTGCGCTTCGCCGTCAACTCCTTGTGCGCCTTCGTCTCTGGAAGCAACGGGTTGGCCAGCTTGTCGCTGTGCATCATGAGCGGCGTGGTGCCGGTGACGCGAATTCGAAGTTGCTCCATGCTCACGTCCTCCTCGCCGGCACGGTCATTTCCCAGTTGTAGCGGGGACTGGGGGTGATGAATCCGCCGACAGCCTGTGCGTGCGCGCGGGCCTGCAAGCGCTGCTCGCAGTAGCCGCATAGCTCCTCGAGCCATTCCGAAGAAATCGGCTTCTCGTTCAGGTGCTTGAGCAAGTCGCGCCCGATGTTCAGCACAGAATCGCCGTACATGACCGGCTGGGCAACGAGAGCGCCTGTCTGGTCGTTGACCGTCACCAACATGGCGCGCGCGCCTTCGGGGATGGTGATGCCGGTAATGACGGCGGGAGCGGCGGCTTCCTGCGACCGGGTCGATGTTGTAGCATTCACGTTGAAAACTTTCTCTTGCGGGATTTTTTTCATAGAGGCCTCAACCGTTGGCGCGGTTGGGGCTTCGCCTTTTGTGCGGTGCTTCATGCGATGTCACCGTTCGTGCCGAACAGCTTCCGCTGCATCTGACCTTCCAGGGCCTCCCGTTCGGCGCGGATCGCCGGCAGTTCCCGGCGGCGAGCGCACATCAATCGAGCGCCAGTGCTGGCTTGATCTTTCGAAGCCCGGTCCCTGCGCTCTAGAGCGAGCCGGCGTTCGGTGAACGAGCGGCCCATCCGGCGCACCCCTGCCCTGGCCTTGGCGAACTCGTGGACCAGCCGCGTCTTCAGGTCCACGGCGCGCTTCGAGTTCCGCGCCATCGTTAGCAGCAGGTAGGACTGGTCCTCGTTGAGAAGCGCGTAGCGCTCGGGGTTACCGCCGCCTTGGGGACGCGAACCAACTGCTTTTTGAAAAATCACCTCGCCAAATTCTTGGAACTTGGGCAAGTACTTCAGAACGAGCGCAAAGAGCGGCCGATGCGTGTTTCCCAGCGCAACCGCCAGATCGCGCGAGTCCGCTGTGGGCTCGCCGTCGAGGTGCACCTGGACCAGCACGCTAGTCATTTCACGACTCCTTCGGCCTGCCGCTCGCGCGCCCTGCTCTCCTCTACACGAACGAGCACTTCATCGTTCAAGCTACGCCTGTTGTCGATGGCTCTGTGCTTGAGCCAATCCTTCAATTCCTGCGGCAGCCGAAGCATTACCGCTGGAGCCTTTCGCGCTTCCTTCATTTGGCCTCCTTGAACCACCGTGGTCCACGACTGAAATATAAACCACCGTGGTCCAAAAATCAAAGCCCCAGCATCCTTCAGGGTCTTTGAACCACGGTGATCTATGATTCGCAGATGAGCAGAGAAGACGCGCAGATGAAAATTCGCTTGCCCGCCGAGTTGAAGGCTGGCATTGATGAAGCAGCGTCCGCCAACAAGCGAACCCTGAACGCCGAGATCGTGGCCCGACTGCAAGCCAGCTTCGACGCGCCGGCCGCGCTCGCGGTGCGGCCAGACGCCTACATCATCAGCCGCCTGCTTGACGAGCAATTGCGATCTCGCCTGCAGGAGGTAAGAAGCCGAGCGGCTTTTTACAAATTCGAAGCAGACGGTCTGGACTATGAAATCAAAGAGCTCGAGCGGCAGCAGCCAACACCCGAAAACGGCAAAGCAGCGATCGCAGAAAGGCTCGCGCTCCTAAGGCGCAAGCGGAAGTCTTTGAGCGCCATGATTGATCCATTACTCGCTGAAGGCGAGCGCATTGATCAGCAACTGGAATCGGGCCAAAACCTCTGATGGTGCCTCGTCGACCGGCTACGCCCTGACCGCTGTCGTAATGCTGGGCTCAGACGTAAAAAAACCCGCCGGATGGCGGGTTCACTTGATGATCTATCGCACTCGAATATCAGTGGCGGTACCGCCCGGCCTTATCGCGCGGCTGTATCCGTTTGCTTGGAGCAGCCCTTCGCAGTCCACGAAGTTCCGCCAAGACTCCAACTTGCCATTCACAAAAAGCAAAGAGACTGGGCCGCTTCTGTAGCTGGTGCAAGTGGCCCCTGCTGTGCCTTGGATACTCTCGATGCTGGGATACCCATCGAACGCGGACTGCGGCATGCCTTGTCGCAAACTTGAGAATACTGGCGGCGCTGCCTCGCGCGTAGGAGCGGATGAGCACGCGACCATCACCATAGCAGCCAGCACCCAGAGGGCTCGTTTCATCTGTTCTCCCTGTTTTTTGGGGCACCCAATGCCCCCCACCTGCATCTTAGGGAGCGGCATCGCGCGAAGCCGGGGCGGCGAAGCACCTCCTTCAAATTCCGACGACAGACGTGAAAAAGCCCTCGAGATAGGGCCAATTTGATGTACAGCCTCGGAAGCACAACGCGGGTGCCGCCATCTGTCTGGCGCAGTCCACTATGCTCATTCCTCCACTACTCAGGGGAATCGCTCCGATGGAAGTCTTTCAAAATTACACGCAGATTCGCGCCTATTCGGGGACCGAGACTCTGGCTTACGTAACGGGACAGCTTTCCCCTCCGCTGCCAAGCATCTCAGGCTTTTTTGTTCTGAATCCAAACGATTCGACCAGCTCAGACAATGACGGCACGGTCCTTGTCGGCACAGGTGGCCGCCGATGGATACGAGATGACTCCATCCCCGTCCATGCAAATTGGTTTGGAGGCACATGGGACGGCGGAGTCGATGTTTCGGCAGTTGCGCAGACTGCACTGAATTCAGGTGCCAAGGTAGTTGATTTCTTGAACCTACCTGGCCGCGTCAATTCGAGCCTTTTTGTGCCGCCGGGCGTAGAGGCCAGGAATGTGAATCTAGTCGCCGGTACGCCTGGCATGGACGTGATCCGGCCGAACAGTGGCTCGACTATCACGGGAAAGATCCGCGGCACTGGTACAGGCGGTGACGTTGTGGAGCGAGGTGTGAATCCCGCAACGGACGGCGTGACCGATGTCCATCTTGACCTTGATATTTCGAACCTTACGGTGGGAGTGCAAATCTGGCCCATGGGGTTGCCAGCTCTGCCCAAGCGTTGGCGCGGCAACCTGCGGTTTTCAGACCTCACCGGCGGAGGCGCAAACAGCAACGGGTATGGCCTGCTGATCGCAGGCGGAGACGATTGCAGATTCGTTGTTTCATCGGTGAATACTCCACGGCACTGCGTTTACATATCCAACGGCTCAAAGGGAAACAGCGTTCAGCTGACGTCAAGTGGAAGTGGCGGAGCTCCAGTGCAGCTCGCGGCCTACACGGTGCAGGGTTATGTTGAAAACAATCGCATCGAAGCGGTGATTTCTGGAATGAAAGCCACCGCGACCGCTTCGGCCTACGGCGCAAACATCGTTGGTAAATGCCGCCTCAACGACTTAACGCTTCACGTCGATGATTCCGCTGTAGCCCAAGGAGGCGTCTTGTTCCGAGCCAATGACGCCAACACTGTGCCCTATCGCAACATCGTGACCCTCTTCCACAAGGGCGGATATGCCGGCCCTGGCGTGGTGCGGTCCGACTCCGGCTACGAGAATCGCGTACGCGTCTACGGGGAAGGTGTCGCGTCGGCGGGTACAGGCACTGCGGTCATCTCAGTTGGCGTCTACTCGAGCATCATCCCGAGCGGTAACTATGACTGTGCTCTGCGCATTGAGGACTATTCCTGGGATGCGCAAGGTGCGGCGATGCGAGGTGTCGCGGCCCTTACCTCCTATGCGCCTGTCGACATTGGCGAGGGCGTCATGCGCGGACATCGAAACTCCACGTTTCCCATGGTTTATCTCAGCGGCGGCGGCACGGTCATCGGCTATACCCACAGGGACTCCTTTCGTAGCGCGTCGACTGCGATTGCTGGTGGGGGAGCGGCAGATTTCACACGGGTCTACCCAAAACCATTCGACAACGCCGCTTTCTCGATCGTGAAGGTCATCGCACCGTCGGCAACTCCAAGCACGATGCCGTCGTATGCATCGACTTCTGATGCGCTCACGAGCAACACCGTAAAGGTGAAAAACGGCGATTCCTTGAACAGCCAGAATTTTGCTGTCGTATTCGTCACTGAAGGCTACTAACTTCCTCAAGGGAGCTTGATGGTGCCGGTCCTATGGTCACGCGGTCCGACTCTAGTTCACCTTGTTCGATTAGCGCTTACAAAAGCTCGATCCTCCTTACCCTGCGCTCTCAATCCAGGCGCGGCTTTCCCGCGAAGGACGTCGCAACTGCGACCAGGGCAATGCGACCCAACTCAACCAAATACGAGGATCTCAATTTCATGGCCACCTATGTCACGCGTGAGGAACTTGCTGAACCTACTGGAGCATCGCTCGTCGGTACTCTCGAGGGAACAGCGCAAGAAGCACTAAATGGCCGCGTAAAGACGCTCACTGACTACGCGGCGCTGCTCGCATATGACGGAACGGCTGCAGTTCAAGTAATGGCAGCTGGGATCGCTGGGCTATTCCGATACAACCCAAGTGCCCCTAGCACTACAAACAATGGGACATGCTTCGCTCACGCGTCCGGCGGCGGCGCATGGGAACGGGATTTTTCCGGTGACGTGGATGTTCGTTGGTTTGGTGCGACGGGTGACGGCACAGATGAGTCAAGCATGGTTATCGCGGCACTAGCGGCGCACAACCGTGTGACGATTCCTTCAGGCCTTACTGTGAGTGCAAAAAACGTTGAACTCCAATCGAACTCCGTCATTTCATGCCATGGCTCATTGCGCCTCCCTAATGCGTGCACTGATTTTGATCGGTTACTCTGGGCGACCGGAAAATCGAACATCAACATTGTTACAAAAGAATTGGACGGAAATTACCCCAATCAACTGGGAAATATCGGGACTCATCTTGTCTATCTAATCAACTGCCAAGATGTCTATTTAAATATTCAGCATGCGCATGATCACTACATTGCGTCAGGGGCGCCGATGCCTTCGACTGATGGAGTCCGTGGGGCGTCAACTGGAGGAGTGTTTTTGCACCGCTGCACGCGAGCGAACGTCTCCGTAGACCTGCTCAGAGGATGGGGGCGTGAAGGAATTTACCTCGAGCAATGTGAATTCTCATGTGTCAGTCTAGGGCATGCTCAAGGAGTTTATGCCACAGAATATTCAGGACTTCAGGTTAAAGGCGTGAGCAACAAGATTACCCGGGCATCCGTTGACAATGCAGGCGCATCAGCTGTTGGGTTTGATACGATTAATGGAGTTTGCTCAAACATCATTGCAACCAATACCCGAGCCAACAATGGATTGAACATTGGACACCCGGGATTTCCTGGCAGCGGATCAACGCTGGAAAACATCGTAATTGATGGCTGTCTTGGGTATGGAATTGGGGTAGCCGCAAACTCCAAAGACGTAGTAATTGGAAATTTCAATGTTTCCAATGCTGCCATTGGAGGCATCAGCTTTTCAGATGGATCGATGGATGGAAAGCTGACAGGAGGAGTTGTCAGAAATTCAGGTCGCTACAACTTAAATGCAAGCACAACCCAAGTTCGGTGCAGCAATGTCAAAAGTACTGAATTGGATGCCTTGTGCTTGACGACAAACTTAGTATCTGGAAATTTTGTCGAGGGAGAGTCAATAACGACGGCAACAGGAAATGCGGTTGCTCGACGAATCCTTATTGGTTTTACGACGCGTATTTTATTTTTTTCATCCGTCACCGGAACATTTTCTGCAGGGCAGATAGTGACTGGGGGAACGAGTGGGGCAACGGCGACTATTACAAGAGCTGATGCCCCTCTTCAAAAAAATGAGACTGGAGGGGGACTATTCATTGACGAATCCCGCCTATTTCCTGGAACCATCAGTCAAGTCAGGTTTGCAGATGGGACTGCGATCTGCGGATTATCCTTTACATGCACGCATACTACGGCGGGCAGCCCAGAAACATTTACACAAGGATTCACTTCAAATGTTTTATGGATTTCCGCACCGATTGCTGTTGCGTCAATTGGGTCATCTAGCTCAACGAATTCCTACACAATCAACCGATTAAGTGCATCCAGTACGATATCAACAATTACTGTAACTTTGAATGCCTCTGTGAATCAAACATACGGCGTTCAAATGCATTTGATCGGCCGATGGAAGTGACTCTGCGAAGGTTTTGAAGGCCTCGGGGCATGAAAAAAGCCCGCTCAAAGGCGGGCTCTCGGTCGATTGTGGGCGTGGTCCGCCCTACCCCGGCATTCTAGGGAGGGAGTGGGATCGAAAGCAAGGCGATGCGGGCCCTTACCCTGCGGCCCTTCATGACAGTGACTTATTGCCCGACATAACCACTCAACTCAAAGGAATTAATGGTTGATACTCGGGCTGAAATTAACGTCTAAGCTTGGAAAGAAATTACTATTTCTGTCACCGGTGCTCCTTGAGGAGGGGGTTGCTCCAGCGCCACTGGCACCTCCTCGTACGCAGCGATGTATTCCGCTTGCCTACCCATTTCGTTAATCCAGTCACACAGTTCGCCAAGAAAAATAACGTCCGGCCCGAGGGAAATTCGATCGTACGTCATTAATGTCTGGTTTGGCTGATCACTATCCGGCACTGGAACTTCAAACCCGTCAAGCCTGACGTGCACGGGCTGACCTTTTTCTATCTCGCCTTTTCCGATCTTTTCGTCGAGGTGATGTATAGCGTTTCTCATGTCTCTGATTCGGTCAGCGATGGCATCAGCTGAAAATGCAGGGCGATTGGCATTAAGATAGTCACGAAACTCCGGCGGAGCCTCCTTGTGGCCTCGCAGTTTTGTGAAAGCGCGAACGCTTCGATGAGTGTTGCTTATGACATTTTCGAATCGACGCGCCATCATATGCATCGATCCTAGGTTAAAGCCCCCGCCTTTTCGAGAGTGTATATACAAATCCTCGGCGTATAAACACGCCTGCTTATATTCAGCCTCCGCATTCTGCGCAAGCCCTACAAATGCAGATGTCAGAACATTCACTTTCCAATTTTTTGTTGGAAACTCACTAAACATCGTTTTAAGCCAATACAAATTAACCGCATGGGAAATTTCAGGCCTTGGGAGATCGAGTTTTATGATCATGAAACCTCTTGCGATTCTTAAATTCTCTACCTAGTACGAATTGAAAAACCTTCTCAAATGCAATTTCCGTGAAGGCGGCTCACGCTTTTCCCAGCAAGAATCAACGGGCGCGCCTGCAAGAGATTTTGTCTGAATCGCGAGGAGGCGGGGCTCAGTCACCAAGCCCCCTGTTCTCTCGCTCGCATGGCATCCCAAAGTTCTGCCTTCCGTCGCTGGATATGGGATCGGGTTGGCAGCTTCTTCTGAGGAGGAACTGCCGAGGCGCCCTCAGATGGAGGAAGGCTCTTCAACACGCACGGCAGCCTGAAACGGGTCAGCAGGAGTCGACTAGCGGTTGAGTTATCCTGCCTCGACTCTTTTATTCCCCTATGCCTTACACGCTCGATCTCCCAAATTCCGCTCGTCGACACCTGAGGGCTGCAGAGACGTTACACGCGGTAGCCGAGCCAGGCGCCCAACCAGGAAGCGCAGCGGTCGCCGGTTATCTGTTCGGGCTGGCTGGCGAGTTGGCCGTCAAACAAATGATGCGCGAAAGCGGGATTCGGCCCTTACCAGCCGCTCAACGGCGTGACGATCCATTCTTTGCGCATTTTCCTGAACTGAAACGACTTCTCCAGCATCAGCTCAGTGGTCGACGTGCCGGGCCGCTCTTGGCGGTTGCGCAATCGACGCGCTGCTTCCGAGAGTGGAATACCGACATGCGGTACGCGCCTACCAAGGAGGTGACTGGACCCTTGGTGGATCAATGGCGAGAAGACGCTCAAAAACTTGTAGACCAGATGGGAGTGCTGTGATGCCTGTTGTCCTTTTCGATGACGCTTTGCCAACCCTCGTTCGGATTCTTGCAGCCCACGGCGGCGCCCCGTTTGTCGAGCAAGGCACAATTTTGAGAGATGCAACAGGTCGATTGACCTTCTTTTCGAGGGATCCCCTGCCCGCTGCAGAGCCGAACGACACCACGTCGCCTGGAGATCAGGGTGGCGATTATTGTTCTTCGAGCCAATCCGATCCGCTCGCCAAGCACATCGTCGACGCGCTGGGCGCCTACGCTCGACCTGATCGGCCCGTGGTGTACCCCGACGAAAGCGGTGCCTCTCCATTACTGGATTCTCCCGAACGCATTCCTGTCCAAGTCGGTGACCTGTTCTGCCGTCTGATTGATCGCCGCATCGTGGGCGCCGGCTGGTTAGCTGAACCATCCACCACATTGATGTTTCCCCCTCGACTGGTGTTCGCCTCGTTAAAGGGTGGCGTGGGGCGGTCGACCGCATTGACGGTAGTTGCCGCCGACCTTGCGCGGCGCAACCGCAACGTGCTGGTAGTGGATCTAGATCTTGAAGCCCCGGGATTGGGCCATCTGATGCTCGACGACGACCGCTCACCCGAATATGGTGTTATCGACTTTCTCGTGGAAAACGGAGTGGGTGGCGTCGATGATGACCGGTTGGCCACGTTCGTGGGCACGAGCCAACTGACGGGCCCCGACGGTGGCCGGGTGGATGTAATGCCTGCCATCGGCCGTCGGTCTGCAGCATCGCCCGAGAACGTGATCGCCAAACTCTCTCGAGCCATGCTCGAGGACGTCGACGACAATGGCAGCGTCTCGGTTGGCCAGCAGGTTTCGTTGATGATCGAACGTGTTGCCGCACGAGGCTCGTATGACGCAGTGCTCATCGACAGTCGGGCTGGGTTGGCAGAATTGGCTGCGCCTGCGGTGACAGGACTGGGTGCCACAGTGCTGCTGTTCGGCACCGCACAGACTCAAACGATTGAGGGCTATCGTGCACTGTTCTCGGCACTACAGCTGCTTGCGCAGCGCGACCGCATGAGCGGGCACAGTGCCGAATGGCGCACCGCGCTTAGGCCAGTCTATGCCAAGGCCAGCCTAAACGTAGAGACCGAGGAACGCTTCCGGGACGATCTGTACGAACTCTATTCGGAATACCTTTACGACGCAGAAGATGAGGACGAAGGTGAGGCGGTGTTGGAATCGCTTCGGTTTACCCGCGATGACAAGTCAGCTCCGCACTGGCCGCTTGTCATTCCCTTCAACCAAGCTTTCGTCGAATTTGACCCCGCGCGCGTGCCGGGACAACTGACCGCTCCGTTTTACGAGCAGAGCTTCCGCCCACTACTGGATGCCGTTGACGATATCCTTGCCTCGGCAAGTGCTGAAACCGAATCGTGAATACCACCGCCAACACTTTTGAGTCCATCCGGAGTGCCATAGCAGATCTCGAGGTAGCACCACGGATCGAACCCAACACGGAAATTTCGCCGGAGCAAGCGTTTCTGCCTGCCGGACATCGAGGCGTGCTCGACCTGCGCAGGCAGTTAGTCGTTGGCAACCGTGGCATGGGTAAAAGTTTCTGGACTCACGCACTTCTCAATCAAAATCTAAGAAACAAGCTGGCTGATCACTATCAGCATGCAGAACTGAAGACGACCGAAGTCAAAGTCGGGTTCAACGGCTCTGTCCTAAATGACGGATTTGCTCCCACCGTGGATGAAGTTGTCCACTTGCAGACCGAGACAGGCAACTCCGAACTGATTTGGAAAGGTGTCTTGCTGCGCATTGCAAGCTCCATGTCTGGCCGCCCAGTCTTCAGCTTGCCGCAGTCCATCGCGGCACTACAAGCAGATCCCACGCTCTACTCCTCTGTGCTTTCTGACTTGGATCGCGACCTCTTCGCTAGACGGCACCACCTGCTTGTGGTGTTTGACGCGCTGGATCGGTTGGGGCACGACTGGCAGGGCATCCGTGATCTATCGCGGGCTTTATTGCGTCTTTCCATTGGGCTGCAATCCTTCCGCTCTATCCGAGCCAAGATTTTCATGCGCGTGGACCAGTTCTCCGATCGTGAACTATTCAAGTTCCCGGATAGCTCCAAGATTCGCAACGACCATGTCAATTTGATCTGGCAGCCCGGTGAACTGTATGGTCTGTTGTTATTCAACATACTGCGCAGCCCAGCAGGCAAACCGGCGCTTGAAACATTGGCTTCCCAGGTAAATGCAAAAGCAGCCTTGCCCATCGGAGGCGGCGACAGCAGAGCGCACCTTGAGCAACAACGTCAACTGATTCATGCCATTGCCGGTGAGTTCATGGGCAGCAACCGCAAGCGCGGCTTGGTCTACACCTGGGTTCCCCTGCATTTGAGCGACGCTGCCGACACCTGCTCGCCCCGCACATTTCTTACGGCGTGGAGAAAAGCAGCAGAACATCTGCCTCCACCTCTAGATCGTGCAGTCGACCACCTCGGCTTGCTCGACGGTGTGCGCTCGGCTTCGCAGGGGCGACTCAACGAGCTGTACGAAGACTATGAGTGGATCAGTCCCTCGTTGGACGCCTTAAAGCGACAGTTCGTGCCGATGTCTCGCGACCAACTCTTCCAACTTTGGCAGCAAAACAGAGTCATCGACAACATCAAGTCTTCGACCTATGGTCAAGTAACGAAGATCCCTGCCAGCTTGACGGAAGGGAGCGATCTGGAGGCACTCTTGGAGGCCATGAAAAGCGTTGCCGTGATGGAAGAGCGCAGCAATGGCAAGATCAACGTTCCAGACATTTTCCGCGTGGAAGCTGGCATTCTGCGCAAGGGTGGCGTGGCCGTTCCTAAGCGGCGCTAAAAGCCATCGGATCAGCAGATCAGCTGATCAAGCAGATGATGACCATCGGGTCGACCTACCCCGCCCCCTGCGCCAGATCGCGCACGCTGCTGGCAATGTGGAACTCGCGCACCTCGCCCCTCGTCTGGATCTCTGCCTGCCAATCCAGGCCGGACACCAGCGGCAGACGCTGCGGCAAGTTGGAGTCGACGACCTCGATGTCGACCAGCTCGTCGTCGCACCAGTGCCGCACGGTCACATCGCCATTCGTGTGCATGACCTTGTAGGCCGCAAACGCGGTGATCGCCGGCATATCCAACAGCGCGCCGCGCCAGCGCAGCGTCATGAAGGTGGTCCCCGCATTCCACTGGTGGACACCGTCCGCCAGAAGCAGGTACAGCTCGTCGGAGTCTGAGCGGTACACCGCGCTCGGCAGTAGCGTCAACGTCGTGAGCCCGATGTCTGCCGGTTTCTCGTACACGTTGTCGGGAATGCGCAGCCGGATGGCCTGGCCACGGCAGAAGCCGAAGTAGTGCCCGTCGTGCACCACGCCCACCATCGTCCAGGGCTCGAGCGCCTGCCACTGATCGCGCGCGAAGTAGTCGTCGGTGAGCAGCTGGCACTGCCCGGCCGGCGAGATCATCAGCAGGCCATCCTTGGTGGCGTAGATGGCGTGATCGTTGTAGGTGACTGCACTGCGGATGCTCACGATGGGATGCTTGTCGTCCAGCTCGCGCACCTGGTGACAGTTCCCCCCCTCGCAATCGCCCTTCAACGCCACGATGGCGGGGCTGCCGTCCGTGAGCACGTAGCCCGTCGACTTCCCCACCACCCACGCGCGCGGCGTGCTGTGGAACGTCACCGCCAGCCGCGATGGCCAGGCGTGATAGTGGTGCTTCAGCGAGAAAACCAGAGCGTCGCCAGCCAGCCCTGAAAGCTGCGCGTCACCCCAGTAGCGAACGAATCGCAGGTTCGCGGGCGGCTCGTCAAACTCTTCGCCGTCGAGCTCGTCCTCGGGCTGCACCGCGGCGGGGTCGTCGCTGAAGTCCGTGGTGCCGAGAGGAACCTCACCAATGAGGAAAAAGCTGCCGTCGATGTCTTGTTTGTCCGCGCCATAGGTCAGCTCCTGTTCGCTGCGATAGATCAGCACCGCCTCAACGCACCAGCCGGGGAATGCTGCGGGGATGCCTGTGACGGTGACGACGGCGGTGGAGTCGACCTCCACCTCGATACTGGCCGGACTCGGCTGACTCATCTCGCCGAAGGCGTTGCGCAGGCGGTAGACATAGCTGCGCAGCTGCCGCCGGTGGATGTTGTCGGCGAACGCCGCCGGCGCGGGCGCCGCAGCCACTGGTGCGGGGATGCCGCAGGGGAAGCCGAGCCGGCACCAGGTGCCCGCGCAGGCGTCGGCGACCTTCGCAGTCACCGGGTAGCCGTGGCCAGTGTCGGTGGCGAACACGCGGCCGCAGTTGATCGCCGCATAGGCCACGCTGGCATGGCAGTCGTCGAACGTCAGCGTGCAGCATTCTTCCCGCCACAGCGCGCGCCCTGCCCCTTCGGCCACCTTGGCAGGCGCGCGCCAGGGCCGCAGCGTGTGCCGCGACAGGTCGACGTTCTCAGCGACCACCGCCATGTGCTTGGGCAGGCTGTGGTCGCTGTTGATCGGCGCCATGCCGCCGAACTTGGTGATGCGAAGACCCGGCATGTCAGGCGCAATCCGGCGGCGATTGAACAATCACGCGCTCCACGTCCCGCAGGACAGGCTTCGCGGGCTCGGGAAAGGCGCAGCGCTTGCAGGTGTCGTTCTTCGCCGGCATGCATCGCAGCGTCTCGTGGCAGCCCATGCAGGGCGCCTCGGTGCCCGGCGGGCATGCGGGGGTGGTCGGTGTGGTTTCCATCAGAAGCTCCGTTGCGCAATGGCCGACCGGCGGCCAGACGCAAAACTGTTGGCCGCGTCGATCTTGGCCGCGGCGATTTCCATCTGGAACTTGCGGTCGAAGTTCACGCCGTAGTCGGGCCGCGTCCATTCCCAACCGGGCAACGTCAGCAGCCGCGCCAGCGCGCCGTACTGCATCGCCTGCCGGTACCGCGCCTTCAGCTCTCGATCGAAGACGCAGGCCTCCTCGGTCGGCACCGCGTGGTAGGTGATCTCGATGCCCATGCACTCCTCGTCGCACGTGGGCGCGCAGTCGAGCACCAGCTTGTCGGGAATCTCGAAGACGAAGCCGCCGCCGGCGCAGCAGTCGCCCGCGCTACAGCAGCCCAGTTCGCTCGGGTCGATGCAACGCCCGCTGACGCACACGCGGTTGACCAGGCCCACGCGCTCGTCGGGTAGCGTGCCCACGTAGTAGTCGCGCACGCCCTTCTGCGCCACCGTGCGGTAGACCCGGCGAAGCACGCGCGTGTCGCTCGCGAACTCGATGGCCGCCTCGCGCAGCGCCTGCAAGATGGCGCCATGCGGCGCGGCCATGCGGTCGCCCGCGCTGTTCCGGTAGCTCACGCCCGACGTCACGAACGCACCGAGTTCTTCCCACGGAATCGTCTCGACGTCGCGGCCGGTGTTGGGGCGGCAGATCTGGCAGGCCGGCTCGCACGGCGGCGCCGGCGGCTGGCAAAGCGGATTCCAGCTCGTGTCAGCTGGACTGCTGGCTGGCTTGGAGTTGTCGTAGGGCATTGGTGCGTGCCTCCTTGTAGTAGTCGCGGTCGACCGACTTGTGCACGCCCAGGAGCCGGAAGAACAGCCCGATGTAGGTGTCAAACCACGCCTTGCTGCTGGCGCTCTCCTGCTCGGTGGCATAGGCCATCGCCTTGACGTAGTGCAGCAAGACAGGGAACCGGCCGGCGTCCAGGCACAGCGGCTCCTCGAGATCGTCCACGCACAGCGGCGTGGGCTGGATGGCCACAACCACGCGCGCATAGACCTGCTGGTCCGGCGCCACGGGTGGCGTGACGGTGAAGCGGCACGGGATCATCCCGTCCACGGAAAAGGTCTTGGGCAGGTCGCCCGGTGCGTTGGACACGCACTTGAAGGCGCCGAAGAATGCGCCGGCCTGGTCGTCTTCCTTGTTCGGCTTCGACAGCACGTTGCCGCAGGCATCGGTGAACGCCTCGACGTCGTAGAGCTTGTCGCAGTTGCAGGGCTGCTGCAGCTCGCCGGGTTGCAGCTGCATCAGCACTGTCTTCTGGAACAGCTCAGGCCGCAGCTGGAAGATCTCGGCGAGCGCGTCGTTGAACCACTCCACGAAGAGCTCGTCGATCCAGCGCTTGGCTCTCGTGTCCGAGAGCTCAGCGCGCACACGGCGGATGGCGTCAGCCAGGTTCATTCGACGACTGCGATTTCGCTATCGGGAGTGGCGGTCGTGGACGTGCGCGGGCCAGGCTTGCGGCCCGGCTTGGCTTTAGTGCTCGCCTTCGGCGCGGCGTCTTCCGCGGGCCGGCGCCCCTGAAGACGCGACGGGATGAACGGTGCGTCGAAGCCGGCCACGCTGGTGCGGCCGCTGCCGCCGCCCTTGACCACCTTGAACATCTCGCCGGCCTCGGTGCGCATCAACATCGGCGTGGTGGCGTCGCGACCGATGGCGTTCGGGCGCGGCGCGAATTCCAGGCCGTTGTACTCGCTGCGCACCGTGGCGCGCTTGACGGTTTCTTCGGTGATGGAGACGGGTTCTTGACTCATGGGGATTCCTTTGATGAATAAAGGGCCGGGCCCCGTGAAGAGCCCGGCCCGTGCGATCAGTTCGCGTCGCCGCCGAGGGCGGGAGCGCCGTCCTGCGTCTGCGTCTCGCACACCCGGTCGCCGTGGCAGATGCCATCGCGGCGGATGCCGATGAAGAGCCGGATGGCGAAGTCTTCAATGGTTCCCACCGTCGGCAAGGCGGTGACACGAATGTCGACCTGCGGGTTCGCCACCAGCACCAGTGGCGGGCATGCCGTCTCCACGGCGTTGACGATGGCCGTGGTGCCGTCCTCTTCGAGATAGACCAACGTGCGCACACCGTTGGCGTCCAGCGTGGTGCGCTTGATCGCCTGACGAATGCCGGGTCCGTTTTGCAGGCACACGTAGGTGTCGACCGTGCCGGGGATCAGCGCCGGCCCGCTTGCTTTGCAGTTGCTCATCTTGCGTTCTCCATCAAAGTGATTGCCGCACTTACCAGCGCGGCCAGGTTGGCGCGCGCCGCGGTGCTGGCGGTTTTGGCCGGCCACACCTCGAGCGGTGCATGCCAGCCGATCTGACGAGAGCCGCCGACATGGCCGCCCCCATCGAAATACACGGCGCCGATGGTCGGAAAGCGAGCCATCGCACCGTTGGTAGCGATTGAGGCGACCGTGCCGTACTGGCCCGACTGCCGGTGATAGACCCGGTCGCCGACGGCGAGCTGTGTTCCATCGAGATTCATGAGCCGACTCCAAGCGTGTTCGGTTGCGGGGTGAATGAGCGCCCGTCCTGCGACTGCGCCGGGTTGAGGCCGAACGAGTTGATTTCCTGCTGGGCCTGCTGGCCTGGCATCGCGCTGGTGTCGATGCCGGTGTTGTCGAAATACTCTTTGAGCGCGGCCTGCAGCATCGGCGTGGGCGTGACGCCGGCCTGCGAGGTCTGCATGAGCAAGGGCATGGCCTGCGCCATGAGGCGCTGCTGCAGTTCCTTCTCGCGCAGAGCGGAGATGCCGCGGCCTTCGATCTCAATGTCGCCGCGGATGAACTTGCGCTTCGTCTCGCGCTTGAGGTTCTGGAAGTGCTGCGCCTGGACCAGCGGCTCGATGATTCCCTTGTCGAGATTGATCATCGCGTCGTTCATGCCGCGCTCGCCGTTGGTCTGCTCGAGCACCGCACCACCCAGCGTGGTGCGCGAGACGCCGCCGCGCGACATGCCGGAAAACAGCGAAGGAATGCCGCTCTCCTCGTCGGCCAGCACCATCGTGCGGCGGATCTCCTCGTGCAGCTGGCCAAACAGCGACTGCACATTGACCTGCTGCACGCCCCAGTTCTGCCCCGTGGTGTTCTTGGGGTTCGCCCAAGCCACGCTGAACGGCTCCATGCGCACGTCCTCCGGGTGCTGGAAGTAGTGGCCGTTCATGATGATGTTCGGCCCGCTGGCGTGCCACGCGTTGCGGTTCTTCGAGAACAGCAGGCGGTTGCACTCGAGCTGCCGATCGTGGAGCATCATCGCCACGCTCGGGCCGGCGTAGCTGTCGCCGTACTGCTTGTAGCAAGCGCTGAAGTAGGTGCGCAGGCCGTCGCGCAGTTGCACGCGGATGGTGGTGTTGCCGCACACCTCGAGCGTCACCTCGTGGAAGTCGCTGGCGTCGCCGTGGCCGGGGTGCCCGTACTCGGCCAGCTCATCACCGCTGACCAGCCCCTGGTGCACCACGCATCGAATCTTGTGGCCCGGGTTGCTGCTCCACGGGCTGTCCTTGCTGATGATGTCGCCGGTGAGCTCGCCGAAGCCCAGCCAGTCGAGAGACTGCGCCTCGTGCGCTTCGAGCACCAAGTCGATCTGCTCGCCAAAGTACAGCGGCTGGCCGCCCTTGTCCTTCAGCTTTCCTTTCACACCGCATCACCCAACAGGAGACACACGCATGTTCCAGCTGGAAAAGCCGACGCCCATCACGATCACCAACACCAATCCGCGCCGCGAGTTGCACGGCGAGGAGCGCGTGCGCGCCATCGACATCGCTTGGTCCATGACCGGCGAGAACACCCTGCTCGACCTCATCGAGCCGGGCCTGCGCGAACACCACTACTGCAACCACGCGCTGAAGGCCGGGCAGGAATCCTTGCCGGACATGATCATCCCGCTGCCGAACCTGCGCCGCCCCAAGCTGCCGACGGCATACCACTACGCCAAGGGCGAGAAGTGGCGCGGCTACCGCTTCGTCTGGGACTGGGGCACCGAAGAGGCGCACGTCGACTTCACTGACGTGGTGCTGGCCAACCTGCACTACGAGCTGACTGAAGGCGGCAGCGTCACCGTCATGGGGACCATCCAGTACAACGGCGACGAGCTGGAGAACAACGACCTCTACGGCGAACTGTCGGGCCTCGCGTCGGATGGCGAAATCTCCGTGATGCTGCTGGCGCCCGCCGACCTGATGCCGGCGAAGAAGGGATACCGCGCGGGCAAGCCTGACACCCAGCCCACTCAGGAAGGCGATGGCAAGAACGCCGGCGAACTCTTCGCCGAAGCGCACGGCGGCAGCAAGTCCGACGACACCGACACGGATTTGGACGCCGACGCGAGCGAGGGCGACGACGCCCCCGAAGACACGAGTACGGGTGAGGACGCCTGAACCATGGACTTCACCGTCATCCCCATCGAGAAGGTGAAGGCCGCGTTCGCGCGTGCCCTCGCCCTGAACGCTGACCGCGAGGCTGCTGCGCGCGCCGCGGCCCAGGCCCTCGGCATCGCCGTCGAGGCGGTGCGCGAGGTCGTCGAATCCACATCGGAAGCCACTGCATGAACACCGTCGAGATTCGGCACTTCCACGCCTTCGTCGGCCTTGGCGGCGGCGCGCGCGGCTTCAACAAGGCCAACCCGCGCGTCGGCAACACGAAGGCCACCTTCCGCTGCATCGGCGGCATCGACGTCGACGCGGCTGCCATCCGGGACTTCAACCGGCTGGCCGGCGCCACCGGCACAGTGCTGGATCTCTTCGATCGCGATCAGTACGAGGCCTTTCACGGTCGCACGCCGCCGGCGGACTGGGTCGAAGCCACCGTGGCCGACGTGCACCGCGCCGCCGGGCACGAGCGGCCGCACATCATCTTCCTCTCGGCGCCGTGCAAGGGCTTCAGCGGCCTGCTGTCCGAGGGCAAGAGCAAGACCGACAAGTACCAGGCGCTGAACCGCCTGACGCTGCGCGGCGTGTGGCTGATGCTCGAGGCCTGGAAGGACGATCCCGTCGAGATGATCCTGTTCGAGAACGTGCCGCGCATCGCCACGCGCGGCCGGCACCTGCTCGACCAGATCACCGGCCTGCTGCGCAGCTACGGCTACGCGGTGGCCGAGACGACGCACGACTGCGGCGAGATCGGCGGGCTGGCGCAGAGCCGCAAGCGCTTCCTTCTGGTGGCGCGCCACATCGAGAAGGTGCCGCCCTTCCTGTACGAGCCCGACAAGCGCCCGCTGCGCGCCGTGGGCGATGTGCTGGGCAAGATGCTGATGCCCGGCGACCTGCGCGCGGGCCCGATGCATCGCATCCCTGCGCTGCAGTGGAAGACATGGGTGCGCCTCGCGTTCGTCGAGGCCGGCAGCGACTGGCGCAGCCTGAACAAGCTGACCGTCGAGAACGGGCACCTTCGCGACTACCTGATCGTGCCCGACATGCATTCCGGCATGCTGGGCGTGAACGACTGGGACAGCCCCATGGGGACCATCACCAGCCGGGGCCTGCCGAACAACGGCAACTTCTCGGTCGCCGATCCGCGCTTTGAGCAGTCAACGAAGTGGACGGATGGCCAAGCCTACGGCGTGCGGCGCTGGGGCGACACCAGCGGCACGATCGGCGGCCAGCAGAACCCCGGTCAAGGCGCTTACTGCATCGCCGATCCCCGTGGCCCGCAGGATCGCAAGCCCTTCTCGAAATATGCAGTTTCAGGCTGGGATATGCACGCTGGCACCGTCATCGGGGGCGACGACACCGGTGCCTATGCGGTGGCAGACCCTCGACATGCAGGACCAGCCAAGCACAGCAACGAGTTCCGCATCGTCCCATGGGACCGGTCGAGCATGGCGGTCACCAGCGCGCACGGCACTGGCCAGGGCGTCGCAGATCCGCGCCAGCCTGGACTGCCCTTCAGCAAGTACTCGGTGACCAGCTACGAAGAGCCGGCCGGCACCGTGATCAGCGGGAGCACCACCGGCCAAGGCGCGTTCGCCGTGGCCGACCCACGCAGCGGCATCCAGCGCGGCAAGGGCGACAACTACCTGACGGCCGGCCACTACGGCGTGATGCCGTGGACCGAGCCCGCCGGCGCAGTGAGCGCGGCCGCCGGGCACGACAACGGTCGGTGGAGCGTCGCCGATCCGCGCATGCCCGCCGCGGCCGACAAGGTGGTGTGCCGCATCCAGGCGCTGGACGGCACGTGGCACCGCCCTTTCACGACGTTGGAGCTGGCCGCCCTGCAGTCGCTGTTCGATCCCGAGGAGCGCTTCGAGCTGGACGGCCTGAGCGATCAGGCCTGGCGCGAGCGCATCGGCAACGCAGTGCCCAGCGACGCCGCGCGCGCCATCGCCGAGGTGATGGGCACGACGCTACTGCTGGCCTGGAGCGGCGAGACGTTCATGCTGTCGGCGCAGCCGATCTGGGTGCGCGACGTGGCGATGGCGCTGACCATGCCAGGGGCGCAGTGATGGTGAACGACCGCCACATGGCCCGCGTGTTCCTGGCGCAGGCGCGCGCCACTCCGCATGCTGGTTGGCGCGCCACCCTTCTCGCCTGGGCCCGCCGACGCCGCGTGGCCGGGCGTGTAGTGCGCGCGCGCCGCGCGCAGCAGCTCAGCCTGTTCTCGGAGGGCCAGTGATGTCACTAGTCCCAGTCAATATCTTCGCCGTGAACCTCGTAGGCAGTCGGCAACGGAGCACCCAGTTCAGTTGCGGCATCGCATTCAGCACGAGCCACGCGCAGCAAATTTTCTGCCGTCATCAAGGCTCCGCACCAGCTTTCGAGCATCGCCTTGCGCTGGTGCGCAGACGTGCTCTCGAGAATCGCACCCTGAGGGATTTGCTGAACCTGCCAGCGCACGCTCTCAACGTAGTCGAATGCGCGCGCGATTCGATGAGCGCAATTGCCTGGCAGCGAAGTGAGGTTGAGCAACGTCGCCGCCTCGGGTTGAAAAACTGGCTTTCGAAGCTGCTCAACCATTCGAGCAAACGCTTTGAGCGTTGCCGCATCCGCCGGAATTTCGAGGTCAACGAACACGCCATGAATCCACGCGTTGGAGATCCAATCCATCGTCAGTTGCAGCCGTACCGCAATGCTCGCAGCAGCCAACTGCCCACGCTCAGTTGCCTCCTTGGAGATTCGTCGTCGATCGGTGCGCGCAAGCCACAACGCGAGAACCACAGCGCCGACGGTCGCCAGTGCACTGACGATTGCGATGTAGTCGGCCGCCTTTATCTCATGGCTCCCGAGCCATTGCTTGAGCGCGCTTGTTCCACCGACGACTCCCGCCCATCCCGGAAAGATCAGCAACGCATGAGCCAGGAGCAAGAGCGAAAGCACGCTCAACCCTATCAGCGTTCCGATCGAAGCGATTTTTTCCCTCATCTCTCCCTCCATTTCTGGAGCGCAGTATGAACCTCCTCGACACATCTCCCGAGCGCGTGCGCGCCAAAGAAATCCAGGCCTTGCAGATGGCCGCCCAGCAGCTCGTCGACGCGGCGCGGGCGCGCGGCCTGGTGGTCACCATCGACCTCGAGTCGCGCATGCCGCCGACGATGGGCTCCTACGACATGGTCTTCGACGTTCGGGAGGCCCGCAATCGCGCCGCCTGAAGTCGTGAGCGCCACACCGCTGCGCGTGCATACGGTCACGCCGCGCACGCTGCACCTACCGCTCAGGGGCAAGTACTTCGACCAGATCAAGGCCGGCACCAAGCCCGAGGAATACCGCCTCTGCACGCCCTTCTGGGGCAAGCGTCTCATGGGCCGCAGCTACGACACGATCACGCTCACGAGGGGCTACCCGTCGCGCGACGATGCCGAGCGCCGCCTCGTTTTGCCTTGGCGCGGGTTCGCGATCAAGGTCATCACGCACCCTCACTTCGGCCCCGCGGCCGTGTCGGTGTTCGCCATTCGGGTGACTCCATGACCACGCCCGGCTTCGGCGCCTTCTCCAGCGCAGTGGCGCGCGCAATGGCCGAGGTGCGCCGCCAGCACTGCCAGCCCCCCACCTACCGCCCCACCGAGACGCAGCGCGGAACGATCCGCTGCACGCGGTGCGGCGGAAACCTCACCTACTCCGCCAGCGCAATCGACGGCCGTACGACCGGCCGCTGCTCGAGCGCTGGCTGCTTGAAATGGAGCGACTGAATATGAACAACACCTTCCGCGGCGACAACGCGCTGCTCGAATCCGCCGCGGTGCGCTTCGAAAAAATCGAGGAACCCGCATGACAGCCCTTCTCCGCGAACTGCTGCAGTGCAACCACAGCGACCCGAACCGACGGCGCGCTGGCGCCGGAAAGTGGGTCACCGTGAACGTGCCGGCCGAGCTGTGGGAAAAGATTCAAGCCGCGACCGACCAGGCCGAATCTCGATCCTCGGTCCCAACACATAAGCACCGGGCACCACCCGCCCAGACCCTGCAGGCGGCTCTCATTCCCGACGCACTCTTGCGCATCGATGTTGTTGAACATCTCACCGGCCTCGGCGAATCGACGATCCGGCGGAAGATGGCCACAGCCAACTTCCCGCAACCGATCAAGAACGGCGCGCGATGCACGCGCTGGCGCGCCGGCGACGTGACAACCTGGCTGCGCCAACAAGGAGCTGCAGCGTAGGCGCCGCTACTCTTTGCAGCAACGGCCCGCAGGCAATTGGGTTCCCCCTGGCCAGATCACATTCGGCCTTGGGGCTCTCGCAACGCATCCGAGCGCCATGAGATCGCATCGATAGCAAGTACATTCAATGCGGGGGAACAGACGGGGGAACAATTCGAAGTCTGACAAAGGGAATCGAATACTGGCGTGGCCTACAGCTCGATCTTCAATCCCCTCCGGGGCGCGAGCTACCGCCAAGTCGACGCGCTTGCTGCCCACGGATGCGGCAGTAGGTTCAACCCGCCCGTCGCCTGCTCGCTCCCTCGCGGTACAGCCCCTCCGATCTCTCCCAAGACTGCCCAGTCATCCTCCGAAAGGTGATCACTGCCGTGCTACCGGTATCCGTTGACTCCCACAAATGCGGTATTTGGTTTGCAAAATGGCATGGATAGATTCGGGTCTTCCACCACGAGGAGACGTCGATGAATTACAAGAGCCCGCTATTGGCATTCGGCCTTTTTCTTTACGCCGCCCTTGCGAGCGGCAATGAAGCGCAGCGCGCATGCGGGGACTTCGACAGCGCCGTCATGACAACGCGCGCGCAATGCCAGCGCGAGCGAACACAGGACGACAGAGAGTACTGCGCAGCCACCAGGCTCAAACGCGCCCAAGACGCACACGCCTCGTGCCTTGTTCGATTCAACACCCGGGGAGCGGGATCCGTTCAAGAAGCCAGGGAGCGCTCAAATCGTATCCGGCGGGAACCCTGAGGCGAAATAACGCTTGCCATTCATCATTGACCAAACAGGGTTTTATAGGAGTTCACATGATTCGATTTTCTCTCGCCATCTTGCTGGCATTCGTCTCCTCTCATGCACTCGCCAGCAATTGGACGACATCCATGGACAACAAAAGAAAATGTGAAACTGCCGCTCATGAGGCTGAGAAGAATCGCCGACCGATGGCGGCCAACCATTACAAGCAATGCGCCAAGGACTTTCAGACTGCTGCCCAATATTTTCGGGAGAATGACCAGGCATACAACGGGAAAACGGCTTTTCAGCGTGGGCTTGACCAATACAACCGGGGGAACATGCAATAGCCAATATGCCTCGGTGCGCTGATCGAGAAGATCGGCCACCAGGCTGAGTTCAGTGGCCCAATTTTTCTCTCCTCAGGACCACCCTTGCCCGCCGTCGTGCGGGCTTTTTCTTGGCCAGCGCAGTCCCAGCCCACTGGTTTCCGTGGACTCCCACAAAAGAGGTATTTCGCTTGCAAATCGAGCGACTAGATTCGGCTGGTCTCACATCGAGGGGATGACGCCATGACGATAAAGACCACCGCGCAAGAACCTAACGCCCCCCCCCACCGCCGAGGTCGGCATGGCCTCTTGCACGCGATCCAGATCCCCATCCACTTCCTGTCGGTGCTGGTCCTCTCTGCCTGCGTACTGGCTGCTCCTGCGGACGCTCGGGCTCAGGTCAATCCCGAGATCGCCAACTGCGTCGAGCTCAAGGACGAGGCCACAGTCACCCAGGCCGATCTCTGCGCCGCGCATGTCGGCTGCCGCTTCGTGCTGAACGTGCAGAAGACCTGCGCACGCGCCAAGAGCTACCTGGAGCGGCTGCAGGCTGCCATTGGCGAAGGCACGCGCACGCTGCTGTTCGGCTATCGCAAGGAAGTCACACCCGATGCCATCTTCACGGCAGAGCTGAACAGCGAGGAGCGCAGCAACGAGCGTGCGCTGGGCGCCCGGCCCGACGTCCAGCCCCGTGCACAGGACATCGGCAACCGCGTGCGCGATGCGGGCACCGGCGATACCCTGAGCGGCAATGGCAAGAACGGCACCACCTGGGTCTACTACGGCCAGACCCGGGATGGCCAGGAAGAAGGCGCCGGCACGACGATCTTTTCCAGCGGCGAGATCCAGCGCGGCCAGTACCGGCAAGGCGAGAAGCAGGGGGCATTCGACGTCCTGCACCCCACCGGCGACCGGTTCGTGGGCGAGTATGTGAACGGCAAGCGTGTCGGCGCGGGCGCGTACGGCTTCAAGAACGGCGCCACCCTGGTCGGCCGCTGGACCGACACAGGCGCCGTGCAGGGCACTTTCACGCGCGCCGACGGCTCCCGCTTCGAAGGCCTGCGCGTGGACGGCAAGCCCGCCCAGGGCCGCGAGTACCGCGCCGACGGGTCGCTGTCCGAGGAAGGCCGCTACGAAAAGGGCGTGCTGTCGGTAGGCGCGCGCATCGACACCGAGGGCAACCGGATCGACGTCAACCTGCCGCGCGACCGCGAGGCCGCCGCACGCGCCGAAGCAGAAAAGAACCGGCTCGCGGCCGAAGCCGAACAGCAGCGCAAACGCGAGCAGGCCGCCCAGGCCGAACAGCAATTCCGAACCAGCCTGCAGACGATGAACCCCGGCCAGCTCTTCGCCCGCGCCGACGAACTGAACGCCCAGGGCGACCGCGCCCGCGCGCGCGAGGTGCAGCGCACCTTGATGAGCCGCTTCCCCGACCATCCGCTGGCGGCCACGACAGCGCGGCAGATGACGGGTGAGTCGGGTGGCAGCACGAACGCGGGTGGCGGTTCGTCGCCAGCGGGCACGGCCAACGCGGCCAGCCGCCCTGCCGGAACGCGCCTTTCCAGCCAGACCTGCGAAGCCATGAAGCAGTCGGTCATCGCGACGAAGGTCGCTCCCAATGCCTCGATCACCGCCAGCCAGGAAACGGTGATGTTCATGACGAAAACGGTGCTGGACATGATCGCCGCCAACTGCCCCACCGAGCCCGGCGTGACACCCGCCCAGATCGCCGCGGAACGCCAGACGCGCCAGCAGCAGTACGCTGCCGCCGAGAACGCCTGCAATGCCGTGCAATCCGGCGGGCGTCGGTGCGTTGCGCAGAATCATTTCGGGCCCGGCCGTTGAGGCCCTGCGAGTGCAGGCCTCACGGCCTCACGCGCAGCCGCTTTTCGCGGGCCTCAGCACCGTGCCCTGAACTGCTGATCCCGGGCCTCCTTGCGTTGCTCGGCGATCCAGGATTGCGTCGCGCCACTCTGCGGCTGCCGCGCCAAACGGTCGTAGTACGCCACCCGCTCGTTGAAGTGCGCACAACGCGACGTGTCGCCACTGGCCCCCGTCACACCCGGCGACGTCGCGCCGCGTTGCTGTGCGGCCTGTTGCTGGACCGCATAGCCCTGCCGGGTTTGCCGGTCGGCCATCTCCACCTGCTGCTCCCACGGCAATCCTGCCGGGACCGGCTCGATGCGCTCGACCAGCGCGCCCCGCTCGCGGCAGTGATTCGGCGACCAGAAACGCCCACCGCTGTTGCTGACGCAGAGAAACACCTGGGACGCACCGGCCGCCTCGAGATTGCGCACCGGCGGCGACACGTCGACCACGCGGCCGCCGCTGCCGCCGCAGGGCTCACCGCTGTACTGGTTGCCGCATCGATAGACCTGCTGGGCCTGGGCCATGCCGCTGGCGATCAGGAGAAGGCTGGCGAGGAAGGTAAGGCGCATGGACGCGATGGTAGTAGCGATGCCTCGCAGTGCACAGGTGCATCGACGCCGGCCGCGCCGATGCACCGCGCGAACCCGTCACACGCCGGCCTTGGCGCCCGCTGGACGCAACGCCTCCCGCGCACGAGCGGAGAGCGGCACGCTCTCGGGCAGCAGCGCCAACGCCTGCGCCCCGCGCGCCGCAGTGCCCACATTGGCCACGAAGGTCCGCCGCGCGTCGTGGAACTCGAAGATCAGGTTGAAGGTGCCATAGGCCTCGCGCACATCGACCTGGCGGATGTCCGCGAAAGGCCGCTCGCGCTGGCGCAGCACGCGATACACCAGCTGCTCGCCTTCGATGCGCAAGACAGGGTTCAGGCTGTTGGTCGCCAGCGCCACCCACGGCAGTCCGCGCAGGCCGGTGAAGGTGGCCACGACGGGCACTACCCCGCCCTTGATCGCAAGGGGCGCAGCGCCCGCCCGGGGCGCCTTGGGCGTACGGAGCTTCTTCCAGAGCCAGTAGAGGAACCAGAACGACAGCCCTTGAAGGACGATCACTCCGACGGTCCCCAGGACGGTCATCCAATCCATCTGCACGTCGCCTTCCTCAGTGACACAAGCCCGGGCCCTCCCCCGGCAAGGCGCCATTAAAGCAGAGGGCTCCACGCGCCAGATGCGCGCCAT